CATTCATATATTCTATCATATAGTGGCTAGATTGTCCACCAGAGGTTGGTGTTATAGAAGAAGCCAACCTTTTGTCTATACTGAAAGTAGCCCTTGTTTATATTATCCCAATTAGGGTCATTGGTATCCAAACCACAATACCCGCACAAACCAGGACTTGTGTATTTATATACGTGTTGGCACATATATTGATTATACCCCATACCCTGGAAATCTGAAAAAATTTTCATTTTGACAAAATCTGAATATTTTTCTTAGATGTACGATACATGTTTAAAAATAATATAATAAAAAAATTAGTGAGCACACTACTCTTGGTAGTGCGCCCTGTCATAGTCTGCAAGGCTGCCACCATTGTCTAGGTGCGCCTTGCGTCTTAGTTGCTCAGCAGAATACTCAGCCACTTATCTATCTCTCCTAATTAATTTAACTGAATAGATAAATGCAATAGTGCCAACCAATAACCATGTAGGTATATTGATCTGCAAACCTATGCTGTCAGCATATAGACCGAATGAATTTAAATCTAGGTATAGTTCCATAACTATTTAACCTCCTCATCTAAATTGTATTGAGCAGAAAGGTAAGCGTTAGCCTGACTTAGTGCGTCAAGCAGGGACTTATCCTCTCTATCATAGCGAGCCTGTTGGGCTTTTCTGATATCCGCAATAAGGTTATTGTTAGGGTTATTCTTTATCATTTTAGTTTATCCTTTCGTTAGATAACTTTCTTTATACCCGCTATTCTAGCAGGGGGGTCTGACAATTTGAGGGCTTTATTTGCTAGGCTCATTGTGATTTGTATCACACTTATTTGCTAGGCTCAAGCCTTGTTTTCTATATTTATTTATAGTAGAATACTATCAGATAAAAGTCAAAAAGTCAACACGACACGCCGTGAATAACATGCTTGTAATTAGTGATTTATACCACATCAAAATCGGACATATCGGACATAGCCCAGGGTTTCGACACGCCCGACCTCGTGATCCGTTATCCACATGACGTAGATCACACTACCATTTCACGCTCAAGTTATCCACATGACCTACATCACAAGACACAATGTCCGTTTTGTCCTACCTACTGGTCAGTAAATGTCAGTGGTGTCTGTTAGAATACTAAGTATAAAGATTGAACAATAAGTAAATCTCTTAACGAAAGGAATTCAAAATGAATTCACTACTAAATAAAGTGTGTAAGCATACACCTAATAAAAATGCTATCTCTATCGTCAATGACGAAAGATTTACCTTCTGCGAGAATTGTGAGCAGAATATAACTTCTCACTATCGTGAGGATAATGACTTCATGTCTTATTGGACTTCATGGAAGGTAGGTAAGTAATATGGAAAAACTTATTTGCTGTTTTTGTGAAAGTGTTTCATCTAGTGAAGCAAAATTTTGTTTCTCATGTAATGAATATAAAGGCTTGATGCCAATATCTAAATTTGATAATATCTACGGAAGGAGATAAATAAATGATAACTAAAAAATGTATATCATGTAATGATACCGCTATGGTATCTAAAGTTTCTATCCCTGCTATTTGCGATAATTGTATCGCTAAGAATTGGAAGGTGTCTTAATGAATATCATAACACTTAATTGTCGCTTATGCGATAATAAAATCTCTAGCGATTTATTTGATGAGCAAGATATAATCACTTGCTCTAATTGTTGGGAGTAAAATGTTTAACAAAATAAAAAATAAAGTAATTAGAATTCAAGAGTTGCGCCGTAGTAATGCGGCAACTCCAATTCCAAATAAAAAAAAATATTCTAGAAAAATAAAACATAAAAATAAATTAGAACAAACGTTCTAAAAACCCAGGCTCCCATGGCGTGTCGTCCACAGCCTGTGGATAACTTACGAGATGTGTTTAAGATCACACAAAATTTTGTCCATATTCTGAGATTTACGGCGTGGCGATTTGCTTTCTTGGGATTTTTTTGGTAAACTTACCTAGTAAGAAAATAACGAAAGGAAGTGGCTAATTATGGCTAACTTATACACAATAGAAAACCTTTTACAAGGTAAACAATATCGATCTAATTCTCTTAATGGAGAAATTATTAACGGTGAAAAAACCGACCATTGGTTTGGCTCAGATAAACAAGCGTATAGAGTTTTGGTTAGAACGCCACACTCTTACAAAGACCACTATCGCATAATTGCGGTTAAGGCTGGTGAGTAATGTCTGATTACCTTAACTATCTAGATGAGGTCTATAATGACCTAGTGTCCGAGTATGGTGAGGGCATAAACCTTGCCTACCATGAGGCTAATAAGTCGGAGATGTGAGGCAACTCACACTCCAACACACCCCCCTAAAGTGGAAAATGTCAGCGATAACTGATAGAATTACAATTCAAACAATAAAGAAAGGTGGTCAGAAATGACTTACACTATAAATCTAGAAACCTATAATGGTGCTACTAAAAAAATAAACTTATCTACTAAAGGTCAAGTTGCTGATTTCATAAACACTTACCCTAACACTTTACCTGTTGGCGTATCTGTAAAAGTTGCTTGTGATGTGCTTGGTATTCGTGGCACTCTTAGAGGAAAGGCGTTAGCATAATGATAAATGATGTAATGCGTTTTGACTGTAATGAGTGTGGTGGTGTAGGGTTACTCTTTTGGGGAGATAACCTTGACTATTCCATAGAAAAATGCGAGTGCGAAAATTTTGCTCTTGGAACTTTATTTACTAGCGGGGAGGCTGACTAATGAAAACAATTAAACACTACATAACACTAGAAACTGAAATTTTTAACGAAAACGATATAACTGCTAAGGCTCTTTTATCTTTACCTAAAGAAACACAACAAATTAGACTAACTGAATTAGCCTATATTGCTTTATCTGAAACAATAGAAAAAGAGTTAATAAAGTTAAATAAAAACAATTCTTTTGCTGTCTTAAAGTTGGTTAAATAATGATGACTAGAAAAGACTATGTAAAAACTGCAAACATTTTGGCTGGCTTTGTAGATGAAATTCCACAAACCACCTATGAGGATTTAGTAGAAGAATTTGCTGAGTGGTTTAAATCAGATAATGAAAATTTTGATTTTGCAAGATTTGAAAAGGCTTGCGGAATTGATGAGATTGGTTTAATTCATAATGAAATTAGCAGAAAAGATAAACATCACAAACAATTTGCTAATTTACAAAGTTCAACAAAATATAACGTTAACTTATAAATAAAAAGCCCTTAGAACAAATGTTCGAGGGCACCCAGGCGCAGACGGCGTGTCGCAATCTATACATAACCTTTACGTGTGTTTAAGATCACACCCCAGATCCTCCCAAATTATGGTGTCTAATTGGATTTTGTCAGTCTAATCTGATAGGATAAAGACATAAAGAAAGAAGGAACAAATGGGTAAAGTAAAAGAAGCAGTAATGGATATACTAGAGCATGAACTATGCTATGGCTATGGTTGGTTATATTCAGGAAATGGTATAGACTTTGATAGTGAGGCTTGCGAGTGTAATCCTTACGCTATATCTGCTGATGAAATAATGGAATTGAAAGGACTATAATGGATAAAGAATATACTTATTCACTTACTACTTCGTATGATGGAGAGTTAATAAATACCCTGCGAGTTAGCGATATGCTAACAGCAGTAGACGCTTGGGATAAATGCGTAGACTATGGCTTTGCTAAAGAATACGCAACCTATAACTTGTCAGACCCGACAGGTAAGATGTATACTAAAACCTTCTACACTAACGGAGAGGTCGTAATTAAATAATGGGATCAGTAACAGCAATAGGTTTAGCAGACACAACGCTAGACCTAGAAACACAATTAAAGTATCACTTGCAAGGTAATCATTATCCACCAATACCAACAGTAATGGTACAACCTTGCATTGAGGCTATTGACGCATACTATGAGGAGGATTACTCTCGCAGAATAGAACTACCAGTTGTTGATGGCTTTCAAATTAGTTGGAAGGGCAACACTTGGACTACCGCCAGCGCATTGGTATCACACGCACACTTAGAGTGGTTTATTAACCCAGTAGATGAGGAATAATATGATTGACTTAGAAAATGATGATACTATTCAGATTGTGGACTATGTAAAGATTGATGTCTTAACTGCAGGTCAGTTAATGGTTGATGATTGTATTTTAATTGGCGATGAGGTTGTGTCTATTGTAAGCATAATTTCATTACCTGATGGTTATACTTTAGAAGTTGTAAATGATTTTGGTGAAAGAGAAATAATTGAAGTTGGCGAATACGACCAATTTGATTTAATGATGTTGCAGTAAAAGCGCAGCCAGGGCGAATGTCCGATTTATCCCATTTGCACTTTACGTTCACTTGATATTTTCTCCATAAAATGCTAGAATATTTATATGACACCACCACAATTAAAAAGATCGTTTGACAGAAAGGTTGCTAATGCCGTTAATAAAAAAGGCGACAAGGCAAGTATTGCTAACACCTTTGGATTACCTGCTGGAAAGGCATATTCATGCCCTAATGCCACTAGTGTTTGTGAGAGCGTTTGCTACGCAGGAAAACTTGAAAAACTTTACAAAGCAGTAAAGGCTAATCTCCTACACAATTGGGAATTATTAAAAGACGCTGATCATGAGACTATGCTTAGTTTATTATATGCAATGATTGCTGACTTTAGAAAAGATTGTGAAAAGAAAAATGCGCCACTACTATTTCGCATTCACTGGGACGGTGATTTTTTTAATGACACCTATACCAAAGCATGGAAAGAAATTATAGAATATCATAGCGATATAAAGTTTTGGGTATACACTAGAGTACAGTCCGCAGCGGTAATACTTAAAGATATCCCTAATCTATCCTTATACTATTCAACAGATAGTGAGAATAAGCAGATAGGTGTTAGTCTTAAGAAAGATCATGGAATACGTCTTGCATACCTTGCACAAAATTTTGCGGTAGGTCAAGCAGATATGAAAGAGTTATTCAATAGACCCGCAGCAAAGTGTCCTGAGAATCTAAAAGCCATTCCACTTATATCTGCCAATGGCTCGGCTTGCGTTTCATGCGGTTTGTGTGTATACTCTAAGAGCGATATAGTATTCTCATCATCTAAAAAATAAGGGGTAGTTTTGGATATATTGCTAATAGTATTTTTCATATCACTTTATTTAATATTTGCGGGTATGGGACACTAATGTCCGAAATGTCCGTTTTGTCTTGTGAGGTATATCACATCTCAAAATGTGAGATTATCCATGAGATAATTTGTATTTTTGACTAAAAAATGTTAAACTAATATAGTAAGTAAAACCAACAAGAAGGAGAACCATGTCCGTAGCAAACGCAACATACAAGGTAGGCGACACCTACACATCACAAAAATCTAAGATTACAGGTGTAATCAAGGAAATCGTGCCAACAGATAAAAACACAGTTCGTGTTAAGTTAGATGTTAATGGCGCAACTCGCTGGACAACTTGGACAGCAAAGTAAAATTAGCCTAGTGGCTAAAGTCCTGAGCATGACGAGAAACTGCTCAACTTAATACCCCCATCAAACCCACCAACAAGAACGGAAACAAACCAAATGGCAACAAGAGGTAAAGCAATAAATGTAAAAATCGCCACATCTAAGGTTATTACAGCCTTAGAAAATAGATTAGTAGAGTTAGAGGCTAACTATAAAACACAAGACGAAAACGAAGCAAAGTATCAAGCCTCACTAGACGCTTGGAAAAAAGAAATGTTTGCTTTTGCTATCGCTAATGTTGATAAGGCAGAAAACCTTAGAACTAACTTCCGCACATGGACAGGAAATCTTAATGTAGATTTTGACCTAACAGTTAAGGAAGGTCAGTTCCCTGCTGAGCCTGAGCGTAAGTTTGAGCAACTTCATGTTCATACCTATCGTGAGCAGAAAGAGGAAATGGAAAACGCTATCCGTATCCTTAAAATGACCGACGAGGAAACAGTTAGCACTAGCACATATAACGCTATTGCTCGTTATCTCTAATAGTATTGGGGGGGTTCTTGACTTGCCCCCCCAAAAATGTTATACTTAATATAACAAACCACCACAACAGAAAAGGAAAATCATGACACTAGGCGGATACACATACCAACTAGGTGATTTATTCACCACCAGTAAAACAGGCGTTACAGGTAGAATTGTAAAGTTCGCACCTATTAACTCTAAACTTACTAGAGTATCCTTACAGTTAGCAAACGGCTCTCGTCGTCTTGCTATGGTAAGCACAACTAAATAATTTATCTCTGATAAGCACTTGGCTTAATTGCTAAGTTATTCCTGAGATAAGACTCCTGAGCATGAGTTCTAAACTGCTCATTTTTTAATGCCCCGCCGCCCAGGGCGCAGTGATCTAAATCACATCTCATTATGTGAGACTAATTAAGAACGGCATTTGCATTTCCACAATCTTGGTGATATTATTGTATTAACAGAAAAGGAACCCCTAATGAGCGAAGTAATGTTACAAGATCAGTTAACTGTTTCTTATAATCCTAACCTACTTGTGACCTACAAGTATATACCTGAACTGACACCTTCACATGGTGTGCAACTAGGTGAAGAGCCAGCAGCAACATTCATGACCGATAAGGTTACTGACATTGAGTGGCAACTACATAAATCAAGATCGTATGCTGATCAATTAGCAGCAAAGCGCTTAGATATAAATTGGTTAGAGGAACAAATTGTAGAATGGTATGACCCTAACTATACTAAAGAAGAAGTGTTACAAGCAATCATAGAACACTTTGGGTTTAATCCAACTAAGCAAATTGAAGTTCAAGGTACCGTCTCGTTCAGCGGAACTATTAATGTTCCAGTGTCTGAGTTGGATGACTTTGACTTAAGCAATGTAACAATTGATGTTGATTTAAATTCATATGAGTATGACGCAGATCTTAATGTGGACGAAGTATCTTTGGAGGACCACTACTAAATTTGATAGGGGGCTATCAACGTCGTGGGCCAAGACGTAAAACTGGCCCTAACAAAAACCCAGGGCGCCCGAAATGTCCGTTTTATACCATTTAAGAAGATTAAACCATTTTCCCCAATCCTATTTGACATTGTCAGCCATGAGTGATAAAATTAATTAAAACAATCGAAAGGACAAAAATGGCTCATGAGTTAGAAACTCAAAACGGTGTTGCAAGTTTTGCATCATTCCGTGAACCTGCATGGCACAATCTTGGTACTGTATTTGATACTGAGAAAAATACAAGTGAAATGCTTGCTGCTGCCAATCTTAATGGTTGGAACGTTAGACTAGAGGATTTAGAAATCCCATCTAGTTTAATATCTGACAAACAATATCAATATGTTGTTCGCACAAACCCTACTGATAAATCTCAAACTGATGTTTTGGGAATTGTTGGTGAGCGATATACACCACTACAAAATGAAGAACTGTTTGCATTTGGCGATAACATTCTTGATGGTGGGGGTCGTTGGGAAACCGCTGGCTCTCTTAAGGGTGGTCGTGTAGTGTTTGGCTCTCTTGCTTTAGAGCGTGAAACAATCTTAGACCCTAATGGTGTTGCAGATAAGGTAAAGACTTATTTGCTTATCAATACTAGCCATGATGGCTCAATCGCTATTCAAGCAAGTATCACACCTGTTCGTGTTGTGTGCGCTAACACTCTCAATGTTGCACTCAATCGTACTAAGAAAAAAGATGGCGTAAAGCAATCTTTCAAAATCCGTCATACTCAAACCGCTAATGGTAAGGTTGCTGTTGCTCGTCAAGCACTAGGTATGGCTAACTCATACATGGACGAATTCGACAAGATGGCTCATGCTATGATACAAAAAGAAATATCAGCGAAAGACTTCAATGATATTATTCTTGCTGCTTACCCTAAGCCAGAATTAGACACTAAGGGTGCAATCAAGAAATGGGAAAACAAGGTAAATATGATTAACGATATTTATACTGGTGATTTCAATGGCATGATTGCTGGTAATGCTTGGGGTGCGTTCAATGCACTAACTGAGCGTTTAGACTGGTATCGTTCATCTCGTAGTGCAAATGGCGAAAGTATGTTTGCTGCTGCTTCTGGATTTGACCCTGCAACTAACGCAGAGAAAAATCGTTTGCTAACTGTTGTGCAAAAAACTTTGCAAATAGTTTAGTAAAAAATCCTGAGCATGATTTAAAACTGCTCCGCTGGTCCCATAGATCAATTGGTTAGATCGTTACCCTGTCACGGTAAAGGCTACGGGTTCAAGTCCCGTTGGGATCGCCCCGCCCTGGGTTTTGTCTATTTAAATAATAACACATAATTGTTTCATTAAGAAAGATTGACTTTTTTCCCAGTTTCCTGTAAAATATTAATATGACCACAATTAACCAACTAATACAAACCATCTATCAGGATAACTCAGAACACTTAGACTTTATGGATAGCATGGCTAGTGGAGATTGTGATTGTAATATACATACCACATTAAATACCATTGTCAAGTATGGGGAGGAATAATGTTAGGTTATACATATAAAGATATACAAGCATTTGGTGATAGTTTAACTGTTGCTATTGATACCGCTACCGACCCAAAAATAAAGCAAGGCCTATTAACCATATGGGATTTCTTTGAGGGGCTATTAGCAGAAGGCTATATAGATGAAGGTGTGATGTAAATCACCTTACGATACCTTGCAAAAATTCGCAGGGCATAGTAAAATTATATTAAGAAACCAACAAGGGAGACCCACAATGGACGAATACTCAAACGAATGGCAAGTAGAAATCATATTTGAGCCAACAGGTGATTATATGAACTTCACATACGAAACTGATACTGAGGACGAGGACAGCGTTGTATTAGAAATAATCAATGGTTTGTCAGTAGTTACAGATAAAGTTAAGTAATGCCAAACCTCATACAACTTACAGAGGATGAATGGTTTGAACAGTTCAAGCCTATACCTAACTACCTAGACGACAATGCCTCATTCCATGACGGTGAGCATGGCTATATGTTTGAGACATATGGTGATGAGTTAGAGTTTGTCAAAGCCCAAGACAGTAATAGGATATGGACTTATAGTGACGGAGATGACGGTGGGACCTATATCTGTGACGGCTATCATGTAGTTAATAGGATTGGGTATTTTGTAACTACCGTTCCCTATGATGACAGCCAGTACTATCAGATACAACTAATCGAGGGAAGGGACGAATAGTGCATACTCTACACTATATAGCAGTTGAAGCAGATAGCAAGCAAGAGGCTTTTGACAAAGTTGTTGTAAGCCTACAACCAAACGAAGACGGATATCGCCTAGCAGACTGGTCAGATTGGCACGTCGTAGGTGGAGGAAGGTGGAGCAGTAATGCAAATAAAGAAAACAACATTATGGCAGGTTACAACGATGACCCTACTGATGTGTTGGGCTTTTCTGAAGATAAGGAAAAATTCCAGGAAGCATTAATCAGTGTAGGTAAATGGAAATCAGAGGCTATGAACAGAGCAATCAAACAGTTCAAGCCTGATAAGTTTATTAGTGATATGGTTGACTATGCCTCAGAGGGTGGTCGGTCAGAGTATAACGGTGACACCATGATGTCTGCTTATACTATGAAAGAAACAGCAACAATGCTAATGGGGGGTTGGACACCCGATAGTGGGCTTTATGACCTTGATGAGAATATTGCTGAAGTAACCTATCTTAAAGAGCGACTTGACAAACCTGAACAAGCCGTGAGACAATATCTAGTACCAGTCGACTTTCATTTCTAAGGAGAACCCGTGATAAATACAAATGACTTAATAGAAATAGGATACTTTTCAGTTGATAGCGGTCAGGCCATGGTAGGCGACCCATGCTATTTAGATGATTGGGATACTAACAAACATGATGAGTGGAATCTTGAAGGTAAGGGTGGAGATTACTCTTATCATGGCGCTAGCGCTACCACAATTAATAAAACCTATGGTGAGTTAGGCCATGCTAAGGCAGTAGTATTTAATACTGGATATGGTGATGGTTTGTATCCCGTCTACGCAATTATGCAAGATGAGCGGGTATCTAAAATAGTTATTGATTTTATGGGTGACCTAAATAAGGAGAATGACTAATGGGAGCACGTTGTACATTTGTATTTAAACAATCAGAGGACCTAGCGGTAGCGCTGTACAGCCACTGGGGAGAAGACAGTATGTATCAAGATCTTGCTCAGGCCCTGCAGCATTCTGCTCCACGTAAAGGTGATACAGAATACTACACACGTATGGCTATTAGTTATCTATTGCAAGACTCTATCTTGGATGAGACAGGGTTTGGTATCTATGCATGCGATCCTAATGACTTAGGGTTTATGGACCATCCAATATTAATTGACCTAACAGATAATACTATCAGTCATGATGGAGTAGACCACAAAGACATTGATAGTTTTATTAATTATAATTTGCCCAGCACTGATCTCTCCAGTGTGGGGGCTTCATCAGCGGGGGTTGGGGTCACCTCTCGCTAGCCAATACGGGAGGGCGTGAACTGTGGTGGGTTGCGCTCTCCCCCTTCCTTTGATATAATATAGATTGGGGTCTTATGTATCGTATTAGTAGATTACAGCGACAGAGCAAAGAGGAAAAGGTTGCCGTATCCATTGGCAAACTCTTGTCCGACTTTTATCTTGACTTAGAAAAGGTTGGCTACTACTTGGCTAGAGCAACTCCCTATTTGATTTATCGCAGGTCATTAGAAGTATTAGAAAGCGCACAGTTCCAAGAGGACAAGGTAGAGCAAAATAGATTGGGGTATGATAGTGACAGACTTCCGTAATATATGCAATATCTTAGGTAAACTTTATTCTGTATATAAAGAAGATGAAGAGTTTAAAGACTTTATAGAGTTTAATGACTTAGGGCTACCGCTTGCCTACTTTGTTGCTGAGAACCTTTGTGAGGTGTCAGACGATGGGGCAAGGTATATAACAGAAACATGGTCGCTATTCTTAGCAGGGTTAAACCTAGAGGATACTGGCTGGTCTGATTTGGACGAGGTATTTGAAAGCGCAGAGGAGAATACTAATGGAACTGAGTAAAGTCTGAGGCGTAGTATCCTGGGTACATATTCCCAAACCTCCAAACCTCATTTACGAAAAAGACATTAAGAACCCAATTCAAAAAATCCCAGAAAGTTATTACGATCCCAAACCTTATTTTCCCAAACCTTTCAAACCTTTCTATCTACAAACAATGTTATAATAATCCTATGAGTCCAAGACATTTTTCTAATGTAATGTTTAGCCCTTACTTTCAATCAGAGCATTATAAGAATGAGTCTCCAGAGTTAAAGATACAAAATAATCTAGAGAAGAAGTTAAAATGGTTTGTTACTATACCTATAAGGGTATTACGATCTCTCTTTAAATTCCCGCCCCGCAATAAATCATAGTACTAATAGACATTACGAAGCGGGAAAAAAAATCCCTGAATTATACAAACTTTTCCCATAATTACCAAACCTTTTTATACTTTTTTCCTGGTTTTCCAATAGTTTTATAACTTTTTTGTTATGTTTTTATAGGCATATTATAGTTGACAAACCTCTATATCTGGTATATAATGCAGCCCCAATATGAAGGTTTGGCAGATATGAAGGTTTGGGATAGGGAGGTTTGGCCGCCAGGACATTACGACGCCCTCTATAAAAACGCTCAATCCCCCACTTTGCTCCACTTTCCTCCATTCTAACCCAATCCAAAAAATATCAGTAAGGATTATCTTTCATACCAAACCTCCAAACCACCCATTTAAAAGCCTTCTAAGCCCTATTTGCGACGGTATCAAACCATCCTTCTGGCTCCATATTGTCCATATCAAACCAGTGTAATTGGACATATCTGGCAAGACTTGACAAACCATTCAGACTAGATATAATTGATATATGAAATCATGGAAAGCAGAGCCAACAAGCATTAAAGATATTTTAGTTAGAGATGGTTTGCATATAGCCAAGGAACTTGAAAGATGTAGAAATCAGAATCGTATAAGGGCATACAATAAAATATTAAAAAACCTTAGACGGCAATATCCTCAATACACAGATGAGATTAATTCTCTTATGTTGGTTAGAAAACCAGTTCCTGAAGGAATGTTTGAAGTTTAATTGCATACAAGGTTTGTTATTACATTGGGGATTACGATACTCTTTCTATACCCGCCGAATTCTGGTATGCTTAATAAATGAATCTAAATGATATAATTGAAGAAACCATGAATGAAATACATACAAACCTTACTTGGGATGACGAGGGTATGTGGAAAGGCTGGACATATAGCCAAACCAAAAACCGTTACTACTTTGATGACATAGGCGATGAGTCTTTAACAGAACTTTGGTCACAGCCATTTTTGAGGCAGGCGGAGTAAGAAATATTAACCGCTATTGCCCTCTTAGGGCAGGGGAAGGTTTGTTACCTCCTATTTGCCGCCGAACTTAAAGCGAATTAATCCTTATATCCCCAGATACCTCTAAATTCTCTATCTTCAGGACGAAATCCGCCAGTAACAGCGTGGGCCAATTTAAACAAATCTGGAATTACTAAGTCACCTTGTTGCCATCTATGAACTATTCTTATATCTTCATTGTTCCAGATTATATCTTCTATTTTTCTAATTAACGATTTAAAGTATTTTAAAGTATCTTTATTTGGATCTTGATTTTTATAAGAAACTAACTTCATTATCATTGGTTCTGGCAAAATTGTAAATCTAATTATTGGCTTACTTGTTAGCCAATGTTTAACAATAATTGGGTAATTGTCTGCTAAATGAGTTTGCCCAGATACAAAACCAGTTTTTAGTTGTGAATTTCTTACGCTATCTGGCTCAACAATAATACAACTAGTAAGGAACTCTTGTTCTTCTTTTGAAAGCATATTAAATACCACATTTGTATCTACAAAATATGTTTTTCCATTTTCTGGATTTGTTTTAAAATTATACATATTCCAAGTTGAAGCCACTATTGGATTTGTGTAATATGTATGCTCAACATGCCACTCTACAATAATATCGTCTGGACCATGCTTAAAGTCTGACTTACGAACATGGTTTTCTATGTATTCGCTTGTATCATTAAGAAGTGACCACCCTATAAGATTGCCTAGTTTTTTGGCAAAATCAAATTGCTCTTCTTGTGTTAAGTTGGCATTTCTAAAACATATTACGGAGTCAGATATTAATTTGTCTTTGTAGTAGTCTGAATTTTTTAATACGTTTTCAATACCAGGAAATTCTACAGGTATTACATTAATCATTTTTCCCTTGCTTTCTTTTTATGTCTAATTTAATATTTTTTACAATTTCAGAAAAATTTTCATTAATTGAATGTGTATATCCAAGTTGACTTTGTATGTAAAAAAATATAAAATATTTGTTACCAGATAAAACTGTTTTTGCTGAATGAACCTCATCACTTGAGAAAAAAATTATACTTCCAGCACTTGGCTTAATTTCATAACCAAGTTTATTAAATTCTAGTTCTCCACCTTCATAATCGTCATTTAGATATATTAGTGCAGTCCAATCAAACGTGTTAAACTCATGATCATGATCTCTATCCGTATGAGATCCTAGCATTTCTAAAGTATTGTATTTTTTAATTGCATAATTTTTAGTTATTAAGTTTACCCTTGGATTTCCTGTTTTTTCAGACCAAATTTCTAAAGCCTTTTGATATGGTTCATCTATCATTTTTAAAATATTATATGCTTGAGAATGTTCTTGACTATAAAGTGGACCTATATTAATTTTAGGCCATTTTGTATTTTTATGATTAATAGTATGATCCCAATCTATATCTTTAGTAAATCCTTTTTGATTAATTGGAGTCCAAACACCATCTACGTGGTATCCAGTTAGCCATTTTTCCCAAGGTGGTATAATTTTATTAATTTTTTTATTTTCATTATTTTCTTCAATAGCCTTAATAAATTCTTTAGATAATGGAATTGCATTTTCTATATATAAAACTCCACCCTTTAATTCATTTATTTTCATATTAAAATTGTACCATCTCTGTTCATTTTTTTGCTTTAAGTTGTTCGATAAGTTCTTTTTCTTTAGCCTCTTTTGTATTAAAATCATTTGCATTACAAGGATCAGAAATAGCATGAGCAACAAATTTGCCACAAGGACATGTGCCTGCACGACATTGGCAATTTTTACCAGGATCATTAAAATCTATATTTTTCATTCCTATCGGATTAGTTGGAAATGGCAGAGAGTCTTTATTTTCTTCTGTAACAACAGCAAATATTGTTTTGCTTTCACACTTATAGCAATATCCATCTGTTGGATTAGACTCAATGGTTATGTGATCACCACATCTCATACATTTTAAAGTTATATCCATTTTTTCCCTCTGTTCTTTATTAAATTATATCAGTATTTAGCATACTAAAATTGACAAATTATTTAATTACTGTTATACTGATCTAATGAAAAAAAATATCATTAAGCACGAAAGTTCTCTTGAAGAGTATCCTGATATTTTAGTACCCGCTAAAACAAAAATACCAGATTGGTATAAAAAAATATTACCATACACCAACAATGAAATGATTAATTTAAATGACAATTCAATTAATGCAACAGTTAAAAAATGTATGCCATTTTTAGAATCTCTTTCTATTGGCTACATGATTACATTACCATTTGATATATATGTTAAAAATAACAATGGCATACCAAATATTATTTTTGTAAATAAAGATCACGTTATGAGAACTAGAGAACAGGTGGCAGATAAAAATTTAGTGCCTACTGGATTTTATCCATTAGAGTATACGTGGGATCCAAACGTGTCATTTTCTGTTCCTAAAGGATATAGTATATTGATAACTCATCCGCTTAACAGAAATGATTTACCATTTTACACTTTATCTGGAATAATTGATGGTCCTTTTATTAATGCACCACATGGAAATTTTCCTTTTTATATTAAAACTGGGTTTGAAGGAATGATTTTACAGGGAACTCCAATTATGCAACTCATTCCTTTTCAACAAGAATCTTATAAATTAAAAAAAACTAAAGGTTTAACTTATAAAGGAAAATTAAATAACAAAAAATCTAATTTAGTTTTTTTTAATTGGTATAAAAAAGAATATTGGATTAAAAAACAATATGAATAGAGAATATATAAAATGAATTTTTATTGGTTTGGTCGTCATTTAGATAAAAATTTAAACTATGTTTCAGATTTATTAGAAGATTCTAGATTTTATGGTTGGTTACTTCCATATGCTGTAGGGGTGCCAGATCCTTTTACGAGAGTAGCAAGATCACTAAAAACAAATCAAAAATTAAAATACCTTGTTGCCGTTCGACCTTACACTATGTCTCCTCAATATTTATTATCTATTGCAAAATCATTAGATTTAATTCAAAAAGATAGAGTTAGAATTAATTTTGTTCCTGGACTTATTTTAAACAAAGAAGAAGAGTCGTTTGGCGGTATATTATCAGAAGTTAACGATGCTAGTAGTTTTGTTGATAGAAAAAAATATTTTTGCTCTTATATTGAAGAATTTAGCAATTTAAAAGTAGAAAAACCTTATATTTACACTTCTGGGTTATCAGACGATATATGCCCAAACATAGAAAAATTTGGAGATTGTAATATAGTTTCTTATGGTAGATTAGTTGAAGGAAAACTTAATGATCTTGATAAAAATAAGGTAATATTTTTTCCTGCTGTGTCAGTTTCTAACTTTAAAGAAAGGGTGGCAGAAATAAAAGAAAAAGGTTATAACAATATAATGACTCACACTAATGGGGATGAAGATTTTGATTTAGCATTAGAAATATTTAAAGAAGTTAAAAAATTAAAAAATCAAACACTGTCTTGACTTTTATCAAGATTTTTGCTATACTAAATATATGGCTCATATAATAGTCTGTCCAATATGTAAAAAGGAGATAGAGTCTAGGTCTAGCATGTCATCACAAACTTTAATAAACCACATGAGGGAGCATAAATGAATAAGAATTTTATTAAAAAAGAAAAAACTAATAACCTAATATTAAGATTTATAGGAAATGTTTGTGGATCAATATTTACTTTTTTTCTTATTAGGGAGATTAAGGCTGAGAATAAAAATCATATTATAAGAGCAAAAATGTTTGCTAAAGTATGTAATCCTTTTGGCAAAGCACAAAACAAATGGGCTACTTACTATATTTGAAATGATCTGATATACTAATAAAATGAACACAATACAGACTATTTTGCTTGGCTTTGCTATTGCTTCTGGCTTATATTATATATTAATAAAAATAATGGATGTAAAGTAAAATTATGACAATACATTGTGAAGAATGTGGAACTAAATTAAATAGTGGAGAATGTACATTTTGTTATAGCACATATTTAAAATATATAAAAAATAATAATTCAAATGCATTAAAAGAATTTGAGGAAGAAGATGAGTAATTGGACTGAAGAATTATCAGATGAACATAAAGAACAAATTTGGCATTTTATTGTAGAAACTGTTAAAGAAATTCGTGAACAAATTGCTCAGGACATTGAAGGTACCAATGACCTATGGAAGGCTAAGGGTCTTAACAAGTCTCGTCGCACTTCTAAAGCATTTCAAATATCTGCAGCCATAGCAAGGGGACAAAATGAAATTTAGTGATTTTATTAAGAATATTTTAATTTCTGTTGTTATAATTTTTATTGCAGCAATATTTTTTAGCACTAAGGATTAATTATGAATGCAGAAGAAATAATCCAAACCATAAAAGATCAGTATTACCTTTGTCCTAACATAGATGAAGATGTTTGTTATACTTGGTGGAAGCATGAAGGGTGTGAAGCATTACGATCACTTCTTTATACCGTCACAAAAGATCCAAGGTATGTTGAACCATTAAGTAAGTTAAGACCAAATGTAAAAGAATCTATTGAAGAAATGCTTAATGATCCAGAGCACCATGCATTGATGGAACGCTTAAAATATATGGAGGATAATGGAATTTAATTTAAAAACCAGCATATTAGATACATTAGAGTATTCTAAAAAATTAATTATTTCTCCTGACATCGATGGATTTATGACCGCTAAGTTAATCAATCGATACAATGGATCAGTTGTTGTTGGGGCATACGATAAAAACATTTTAACTATTGCTAATGGAATTAATCCAGAAGACTGTCTTTTTGTAGATTGTGATATGAATACGCCAGAGTTTGTTTCTATTGGCAATCATATGCGATTGCTTTCTGACAACATTTCTATTAATTCTTTTAATCCAAATTTACATTTTGAAGTAACAAAATATACAGATAAATTTCCTTATGCTACTTGTTTTTTAATAACATTTGCGACTGGTGTATCTACATCTGATCTTGATAAAAATTTTATGGCTTACGCAGATTCCACATACAAGAATTTAATAAATTATGAAAGAAATATGAAGAGTTGGTCTACAAGAATATATCACAATGAAGTAGAAAGAGTGTTAAATCCAAAGCCTTCTGATCACAACGAAAGACTATGGATAGAAAAAACATATCCAAAACAATCATTTCTTTCAAAACAATTTGGCAAAACTAGGTATATACAAGCATTAAATAATTCATTAGAGTCAGAAAAAATAAAACATTTGCCAATTATGCATGGTAAAAAATATAAAACAGGTTTAGTAGATAGGAATACTGTGACACGATATAACAAAGATATGATCTCATATGCAGAAATATACTCTGGAGAATATTCTGTTACATATAATCAAATAGCCGATTGGGAATAAGTATTAATTTTCATAGATAGTTTTATTTTGAAACATATTACTTAAAACTTTATCAAGTATACCTTTAAAGGCTTGATCTTCCGTTGATAGGTATATAGATTTTTCTGTGATTTCATTAGATCTAGCCAAATGTCTTCGATTTGTATAAACCTTTACGTCATTTGTTTTTGTACCACCAACACTATATATATTTCCATAAATAGATCTCCATAAACAACTTGGATATTTTTTAAGTATTAAACGAAGTTTATCTTTTTCCATGGGCATTGGGGTATGCAACTCATAGTCATATGGTAGTTCTATTCCGTTTTGAATTAGTCTAGAGTTTGTTAATATTAATTTTTTAATGTATAGTGATGATCCAGTTATCTTAACATATCTATCTATCTTATCTAACAATAAACCTCCATGAAAATGCTCAATCTTATCTATTTTTTTAATTATAAAAAAATCATCATTCATTAATATAAAGTCGTTTGGTATTTCGTCAGAGTTACACAGAGCCTGTAAATTATTTAAAGCATTAGTATATTTATTATGATTTTGTTCTACTGGTATATGGTATCCAGAATACCATTTTGGCTTTCCACCTACCAGCCAAACCTTTGCATCTGGAAAACTATTTATGACAGATCTAATAGAGTACCTTAACTCTTCATTATCTCCGTCACGACAAATGTAAACAAAATCCATTAAATACCCCGCTTTATTATAAGTATATCAGAATCTGGTATACTAATATAAAGACAGAATAGGTGGACTCCTTGGCTAATATAGTATTTCTTGGTAACTTTGAAGTGCCTTATAGTAGTGAGAATCATCATGCTAATTCTTTAGAGTCTCTTGGACATACCGTGCAAAAATTGCAAGAAAAAAAAGCGGGTAGTTCTGAGATATTAAATGCAGCACTAAAATCTAATCTATTCATTTGGGTACACACACATAGATGGCAAACTCCAGGATCTAGATCTATGACAGATGTATTAAAACAATTAAAGGCTGCTGGCATACCAACTATGACTTATCACTTGGATTTGTGGTTTGGCATTGAGCGTGAAAAAGATTTAAAGAATGATGATTTTTATACAAGCATAGGTCATTTTTTTGCTACAGATAAGTTAATGTGTGATTGGTTTAATGAAAACACACAGGTTAAAGGACATTTCTTGCCTGCTGGCGTATATGATAAAGAGTGTTATGTACATCAAGATTACGATCCACATAACTTTGAACATGACATAATTTTTGTTGGTAGCAGAGGATATCATCCTGAACATAAATATCGTCCACAATTAATAGATTTTTTACGAAAAACATACGGTAAAAGATTTTTACATGTTGGTGGCGATGGAGACACTGGCACAGTTCGTGGAGATGCTCTTAATCGTATTTATGCAAAAAGCAAGGTAGCAATAGGTGATAGTCTTAACATAAATTTTAACTATCCATACTACACAAGTGATAGATTGTTTGAAAGCACTGGTCGTGGTGGTTTTACTATTTATCCCCGCATTAAAGGTCTTGATGAATATTTTGAAGATGGTAAAGAAATTATATTTTATGAACATGGTAATCTTGAAGACCTTAAACAAAAAATAGATTACTACATCTTAGATGGATTAACTAGAGAAGAGATAAGGTTTGCTGGTCATGAACGAACTAAAAAAGAACACACATATGTCCATCGTTGGGCAACTATCATAAAGGAGTTAGGTCTATGAATTTTATAGAAAGATCAGATATTAAATGGAAGACAGTACCATATTTGCGTCAAGGACAAACAAGAAACTATGATTACAGACTAAAACTAAATGAGCCATTGGCTAATTGGGATGTTTGGGATTATTGGGAAAGTGAAAGAATTTATAGCATGCAGCAACACCTTAAAAAGGGTGATGTATTTTTTGATATTGGAACAGAGGCTGGATGGTGCAACTTAGTTTATGCTGACATTGTTGGACCAGAAAACATGGTACTAATTGAGCCAACTCCTGAGTTTTGGGCAAACATTCATGCCCTATGGTATAAAAATTATTCAGTAGATCCTTTAGGTTGTTATGCTGGACTAATGAGTGATGAAACAACAGACACTCGCAAAGGTAGTAATTTAAATGCTTGGGGAGAAAAACATCTTGGACCGATTATTGATAGAAATAAATATGTATATATTCATGACAACACAGAAAGCATACCAATGATTAAAGTAGATGACTATGTTTCTGAAGTTGGCATTATTCCAAATGTCTTAAATATTGATGTAGAGGGTGCAGAACTTCTTGTATTCAAAGGTGCAGAAAAAACATTACGAGATAATAATTTAAAAATATTTGTATCAATTCATGATGATTTAGGTATTCGTGACTATGACACAACTCCAGAAGATACTATTTCATATTTACAATCTTTTGGTTATGTTGGAGAGTTTTTAGCAAAAAATCATGAAGCACATTGGTATTTTGAGAAAAAGTAATAAATGATAAAGGCATACTTGTATTCTTTTAATGAAGAAGATTGTGCTGCGGATAAATGGGACTACGGCTTATTAAAAGAAATATTTGATAAATACGAAATTGAACAAATAAAAGTAAACTCATTACCTAATACTGATAGAGCATTTGTCGTAATTCCTGGACCTCAAAATCTTGGTTATGAAGAACACATTAATAAAGAATTACAAAAAATAAAAAGAGTAGTTTTATTTTTTACAGGGGATGAAGAAGTTAGATTTAAATTAGATAAAATTAATCATCCTAACATAGAGATATGGCTTCAGACTCCACACAAACAACATCAAAATTATAACAAATTGCCACTTGGAGTTCCACAACATTTTAAAAAATTTTTACCAGAGTACGGACCTAAAAAATATAATGTATATTTTGGTGGACAAATTACGCATTCAAGAAGAAAGGAATTGGCTAAGGCTATGCAAACAATACCCAATGCCCTGTTTAAGCCAACAGAAGGGTTTGCACAAGGTGATCATCCAAAAGACTACTATAGTAACCTAGCCAGTACAAAGATTGCTCCAGCACCATCTGGTGCGGTTGTAATAGATTCTTTTAGATTTTATGAAGCAATAGAAATGTTATGCTTTCCAGTAGCGGATTCCCTTGATCCAAAAGGTAATTCTATAAAATACTATGATTTTATTTATGATGATATAACTCCAATAAAAACGGTAGACAATTGGTTTTTATTAAAAAACTTAATCCCACAAATATTAGACAACTATCCTAATAATATGCATAAGGTTGTTTGTTGGTGGATTAAATATAAAAGAGATTTAGGAATTAAGATTATGAGGCAAGTCAATGCATAGTAGAGATGTAACAATTATAATTCCAACTTCGATTCTTCCAAGTCATCCAAGCACATCAATAATTGATGAAACAATCAAATCTATACGCTACCACTTTCCAAATAATGAAATTATTTTACAGATAGATGGCTTGCGTGAAGAAAGAATAAATCGTAAATCAGACTATGATGAATATAAAAACAGGGTTTTGTGGAAGTCTATGCATAAATGGAAAAATGTTTTACCAATAATTTTTGATAAACATAGTCATCAAACTACAATGATGAAAGAAACAATTAACCTTATAGACACCTCTGTTTTACTTTATGTTGAAGGAGATGCACCATTAACTGTAGATTACGAGATTGATTGGCAAAAGTGTTTAGATATGTTAGAATACAACAAGGCTAATACAATACGTTTTCATTTTGAAGCAGAGATTCCAGAGCCACACCAACATTTAATGTTTGGAATAGAAAATGGTTTTATGAAAACTGCACAATGGAGTCAAAGACCACATTTGAGTACAGTTAAATATTATAGAGATATTGTTTTACCATTTTCTAATGAACAAACTTTTATTGAAGATAGGTTTCATGGTAAAATTCAAGATGATGTTTTACCATATGATAGTTTTGATCAAGAGGGTTGGGACCAACACAAACTTTGGATTTATCATCCAGAAGGAAACATTAAAAGATCTTATCATTTAGATGGTCGTGATGGTACTAAAAAATTTACAAAGGATGATGATGTTTGGGGATATAAAGAATGAGATTAGGAGTTATTGCAAGATCTGATAATACTGGACTTGGTAATCAAACCAAGGAACTTGTAAAAATGTTAAATCCAGACAAGATTCTTTTAGTTGACTCTACATCTTTTAATAATAACAGGCAACATCCAGACTGGTATAAACAATATGATGTAATAAAAACAATTAAGGGTATGCCTAGGACAAAAGAAATTTTAGCATTTTTAGAAAATATAGATGTTGTTATAAGTTGTGAAACATTTTACCATTTAGACTTTGTGGATATAGCAAGAAAAAGAAATATAAAAACAATATTGCAATATAACTATGAACTATTTGGAAATTTAGTTCATCCAGAGTGGCCGTTACCAGATGTATTATTATCACCAAGCAGTTGGAATATAGATGTTGTTAAAGAAAAGTTTGGATCAAAATGCAAGGTATATCATATACCACCACCAACAGATACATCATTGTTTAATGCTGCAAGAGAAAATAACCTATCAAAAACCCATAAACGAATACTTCATGTTGCTGGTAAAAAAGCAGCCAAAGATAGAAATGGAACTAACACCGTAGTAGAAATGCTTAAACATTCTAGTGCAGATTATGAACTTGTAATAGCAACACAAACCCCTCTAGACTTTATAACTAAAGATAGCCGTTTAAAAATAAACAAAGATAATATTAGAAATAGAGAAGATCTGTATAATGACTATGATGCTATGGTTCTTCCTAGGCGTTATGCTGGTCTTTGTTTACCTATGAATGAGGCTTTAATTTCTGGTCTACCCGTTTTTATGACAGACATATTACCTAATAATCAAATACTTCCACACAACTGGTTAGTAAGTTCAAATAAAATTGGTGAGTTTAAGACTAAATCAATGGTAGATGTATATGAGGCTAACCAAGAAGAATTAGCAAAATCTATTGATAATTATTTTAATAATATAAATATATATGATAGCAAACAGAAGGCTATAGAAATTGGATTTAATAATTTTTCAGTTGAAGTATTAAAAGATAAATGGTTAAAAGTTATAAATGAATAAACAGAAAAGCCAGCCTATTTCTAGACTGGCTATCTGATAAAAGATAAACTACTTTACAGCGAAGCGACCTCCGCCACCCTTTTTTGCAGTTTTCTTTGCTGGTGCTTTTGCAGATTTAAGAGCCTTTGCCACTTCGGCAGTATCAGGCAAAATGCCAAACGCCTTATCTGCAGGATTGAGTGCTCTTAATGCAACTGGTGCAATGGCAGCAACTAATGCAGCCCATAGATCTTTTGGATCTGTTACGCCAGCCATGTAAAGTGCAATTGTTGCACCAAGAACAGATCGTCCATATGATGCTAGCATTGCTTTTGTCTTATCATTTAGTAAGTTATTCATTATTCCTCCTAGGATATAATTCGTGTTAGTGTTGTGAAGCCAATCCATAAACCAATAATTCCTGCGACTCCCGCAAAAACTGGTGGTGCTGGTACTGGCAATTTGAATGCAGCAAACACGACACCGCATCCAAAACCTGTTATTGTTGAAAGTAAAATCTCTTTCATGTATTTGTTTTTACTTGTTTTAATTGTGAATAATTTTTTACATAATCCATAATTACTGTATATTCTCTAGCAGGCCAAGAATTTATAAGTAATTGTTTTATACCTTTTTCTTCAAGATTTTTTATAAAAATATTAAATTCCTCATATGTAAAAAATTCAACATCTGAAACTGCTACCTTTGTTTTTTCTCCTTCACGCCAAACTGGACGCTCTCCATAATAATCTGGCAACTCTTCTAACTGTTTTCTATTTTTTCTAAGAATTGGAGTTATTGCTAACATAACTTTACTATAATCTAATTTTAAATTTTCTTTTAATATTTTATTTCGGTTACTAATTTTCATACCACAACAATTACAAATTGTAGGATCTATTGTCCAATATCCATTTTTATAATCTTTATAGGGTAAAATTATTTTATTGTTATATTTATTTACTGTTTCTTCAATATATTTATTTGTTGTTGATACATAAAAGTCTAATGGGTGTGAATTATTTTGATTTCCTGGCATTGTATTTAAAACATCTACATATTTAATAAGATATTTAGATCTATCTACTTTATTTGAAAGATCATAAATTTCTCCTATAATTCCACCAAAATTTTTTTCATGATCTTTTACATATCCAGAAATAAGATTTATTTGTATCCTATTCCCCATAATTAAATTCATACTTTGATTAATCATACAAAGATATTGAGGAGAAATAGTATAGGGCCTAATCGCAACTAAATATTTAATTTTTTCATCAGTGCTTAATTGTTGTACTATTCTTGTAAATATATCTCCCTGTGTCGCATCATATGTAAACATTACACCATCAAAATTTGAATTTTTTATTTCATCTAAAATTCCTGGAAAAAAATTTCCACCAAAATAATAAAATTCCATTATGTATTATTTATTTCTGATTCATTTGGTAAAAACTTTTTTAAATCTTGATATGCAATAGATATTTTTTTCATACTATCATGTAGTGGATGACCTTCAGATAAAGTGCTAAATTCTGAAAAATAATTAATACTTGGATCAACTTCTTTAACAAACTTGGTTAAACCGTTTTGAACATCTTCAATGTATGTAAAAGCCCAGTCACGAGAATCTGATAAAAATTTTATAAAATTTTCTCTATGTATGTCGTTGTTAGTTAATTCTTGGTTTGCTTTAATAGATTCAGCATGTTGATTAAGTTTAAAATTTTCTAAAAATAATTGAGCAGAAGTTAAACTAAGTTTGTTTAATTTGGATAACATTGTTAAATACGATATGGCAAAAGAAACAGACAAAACTATAAAAAATATTAAAATAACATCTTTCATTATTTAATAGCCTCCCTAGTAATCATTACGATTGCTCCATTGCTTTCTAAAGCCTTTTTTACTCTTACCATATATTCTACAGCATGTCGCTTCTCTGTGTCAAATAAACGCATAAACATAGCCTCATTAGCCTTAATGGTTATAAAATGATCGTTGTCAATAATGTCTACCTTAAAATTTTTAGGTGCTGGAATAGAATGAAATGCCATTTTCATTTTATCTGTATACATTATTTTCTCCCCCATTGTATGTAGTTCCATCCACGCTCATGTGCGTAGTATAGAATAAAGTTAATTGTATTTGTCAATACCGTGACTTGCAGCGCCTCAACCTCTTCACCAGTAATCCAATAAGCAGACACGAAAGTTGTAAGTAGTGCAACTACTCTCCAAGTTAAAGACTTAATTAATGATCTTGATTTAGAAACTATCATAGTAGTAGGTCTGGTGCCTTTGAGGTAATGATTTCAGCACGAGTTCCGTGCCAATAAATTTTTCCATCGCAGGCCATATTCATTTTTTGATCATCATCTACAACACTTGCTTCTCCATAGATATAGCCTCGTATTTCAATATGACTAGCAAGCATCTCTTCACCATCAGCAATAATTCTCCACTTCAAAGGCCCGCCATTATTTTTTGTATTGTATCTTACCTGAAAGTGCTGTGTTGGTTTAAAAAACCATTGCTTAAACTTGTCTATCATATGCCCATCTCCTTACGCTTTTGCGTAGCAGAAATAGCGTGAATGTCTGCCCCTAAATCTACCTGCTCAATCTTGTAGCCTACATCACGACCATAAACAATGTTGGTAATGTTGGGTAGTCTTAATACTAATGCGCCATCCATAAATTCATCCTTGGCAATATACTCTTTTACCTGGTCAAACTTAAGTGGATCTTTCTCGCTTGTGTTGTAGGTATTACGAACTCCCAGCAGCACTTGGTCTGTTCTCTTCCCCGCTTCTTTGTAAAGGGCGTGGTGGCCTTCGTGCCAAGGCTGATACCTACCTAGCATAAGGGTTGTAGGTGCAGACCAGTCATGTAGGCCAAACTTTTCAATAATACTAGATGCTTTTTCTTCAGCATTTCGTTCGTGATTAGTAAAATAAAAATCGGCTTCTTTTGGACGCTCAAACATTTTATTTGTATCTTCAAAACGGCCCTCAGCAATTGTGTCCATAAAAATAAAAATATCTGGCTTTCCAAATGTTTTACGAGTTAATTCTGTTGGGCATACAAAATCTACGATGACTGGAGCAACACCTTGTTTTGCAATAAGTCTTGCCATCTCCCCCATGCGTCGTGCTTGCTCTATACGATCTTCGGCGGTAAATCCAAGATCAGAATTTACTGTTGCACGAACCTCATCTGCATTAAGATGAATAGCGTTAATTCTTTCTTTGAGTGCCTTGGCTAATTCTGTTTTTCCAGAACCTGGCAGTCCGATTATTTGTATAATCATCATATTCTCCAACCCATATTTGAGTACTTATTAATTATATATTCTGACAATATTTCTTTAGGATTTTTACTTGTTTTATTTAATTTTAATCTTATGTCGTGCATATTTTTAGGATGTCCAATTTTCTCATCATTATCTTTTTCTAACTTTATAATTTGATTAAAATTATGGTTATAATTTGGTAATTCTAAAAAATTATATATTCCATTCATTGTTTTTTGTGGATTATTAACAAGATCATCATACCAAACAATACAAAACATATTTTTATTTTCAGGTTTAATTATTTCATTAATAGACAATAAAACATTATCAATTGGTCCTCCCGCTCTCATTAAAAAATCGCACCTATTGTCATTTTTACTTAAATAATCCTTATACCACCAATTAGTTTGCTTCATTGCTACGTCTAAATAAGAATGTTCTGGCAATATATTAATAAAGGATGACAGTACTTCTATTATTGGCCTAACTGTAAATATTATTTTAGGATTAGGGTTAATATATTTTTTTATTATTTTTAAATTTTCAGCATTTGCCCACAATTTTTCTCTATCAATAATTATTGACTTTGTCACTTGTGAATAATAATTTTCAATTATATTTTTACTAACATTTTCTACTGGAATTTGATTATCTAGTCTTACGGTATCTTCATTTTGAGGTATGTTTTGATCAAAAATTTTAAGCATTGTTGAAACTGGACTAAGAGGACTGCAATATATTTGTTCATTTTGATTTAAAATACTTGATAACAATGTATTTCCAGAACGATGAAATCCTGCTAAAAAATAATAATTTTTTTTCATATATTATTATTTTCCATAGTTAAAGATTGCCAAGTATTAGACCAATCTTGTTTAGTTTTATGTTTATTAAACTCTTTAGATACTTCTCCGCCTTCTAAATATACTCCGCCCCAAACACCCCATTCTTTACCTGAAATGCCTACTGCAAAACATGTCTTTGCTACTGGACATTGCTGACACATTGAATCAACAATTGCCCTGCCAGATTCATTATCTTCATATTTATCAAAGTAAATATTTGTATCAAGACCTAGACAAATTGCGTTATCTTTCCATAAATGCTGTTTCATAATTATTCTCGATACTTGTTTGGTATATCCCACCCATTACGACCAGGAGAATAAATTTTATGAATGTACCATTTATCTTTAACTTTAATACCTTTTGGAGATGTTTTGGCAATGTCAGATTCTTTTAAATCAATAACATCCCAGCCATTCCAAAGTAAATTACTATTTTTGGAAACAATTTTTTCCATAGTGTTTAAACTTCTAATAAACATAAATACCCCCTAGTATTTAAATATACCAACTTCTACATTTTTTAATTGTGCTTCTGAAACTAACCTTGAAGTTTTTTCATTAGGCTTACTTAAGAAAGCAAAATAGTTGATTTGATCTAAATTTTCTTGCATCCAAACTGGAGCAACTTTATAAAATTTAATCTTTTTACCTCTTGCCTTCATTCCTCTTTCAGATAAATTAGAGAATTCGGAAACAAAAGAATTAATTTTAGCAGGACCAGCAGAGTAAATTACAAATTCTGTGTCGTCTTTATGCATATTTGACATAGCAACCCCCATAGAACGAATAAACACATTGTAGTCATTAAACTCACTTGTGCCCTGAACTGCCACGATCATCTTTTTTTCCATCCTTTAAACTATCTAATATAAAAAGCATTTTATCTAAATCACTTTTTGATAAAGTGTTAGTATCAATTGGTTTAGCAGTGTGGCGTTGTACCTCACCGTTTATAGCCTCTGCAACATAAAAAATATTATTAGATATCCAATATGCTTCGTTGCCTAAAACAATAACCTTAATTATACCTTTTTCTTTATGCTTTGTCAATTGAGAAAAATTTTGTTGGTTGTTTGATAAAGGCATAGAAAAAAATAATTTCAATAACTTGTGCGTATCACTTTGTTTATGCAAAGTTTTTGAATAAGGTTTTTTTTTATTACTTTTACCTACTTTAAGTATAAACCAAGCAAGAGACAATGTCAAGCCTAAGACTATTAACTCTTGCATTATTCAAACCTATCTACTTTTTAACTACTGGCTTTGATTCTATTGAATTTTCAACAGAGATAGTCCTATTTAACTTTATTTGCAGTTGCAGTAAATTAAACTCAAGATCTGAAGATTTTTGCTTATAAAATAAAACTAACTGTTTTATTTCTTCAATATTTAAGTCCTCCACTTTTACCCCTTTCTAAAACTAAATGGGCTATTTGCCCAAACCTTTTCTACTTGTTTTTTTTCTCTTTCAACAATGGCACGACTCCATGTAAAACCTGCATCTCCACCCCATGCGTCCCACATAATTCTTCCGTTAGATGGAAACTCTGGACCATCGTAAAAACCTTTTCCTTTTTTATCTACTTCATGACGGGAGAAAAAAGAAAACATACGTTTAACAGTACTTAAAGACATTGCCCTACCAGCAACTATATCTGTTGCACGACCCCAACCTACGGGAGTTCCTGCACCAGTTGCTTTGCCATCTTCTTTCCACTTTAATGCACGTCTAGCAGCAGCCTTCATGCCAGAAGTAGGAGTATATGTATCAGCCATTCTTTTTATCCCGCTTTTGTTGTTTAGCAACACGTTTTTCTTTAAGAGTCATCTTAGGCTCTTTTTTTGTATTAACATTACCCTTTTGTTCTTTATTTGCCATGACTTACCCCTGCCTTTGTTTTTGGATACGGACCAAGATCTGCTTTTACAGTACCGTCTTTTCTTAAACGAACAATTCTGCCATTTTTAATTTGTAAAGAATTAAATCCGTAATTTTTAAAATAAGAACCTGAAGATCTGTTAGCCATTATTTTTTAAACCTTAAAGGATTAAAAGATCCATCCCAAATACTTTTTGTTGTAGATTGTGATTCTGCTTTGTATGTACCACCACGACGTTTATACTCTTGTACTACCCAAGAATTAGCAACCGCAGATGGATAAACATCAAATTTATCTTTTGCTGCTTGTACAACTCTTGCATATAGTTTAGGGTCTGATGGTGTTGATCCACCCCTACGTGGTTTAATAAAATCTTCATAATTAGGTTTTGCTTTTGCCATTTCATTTTCCATTTCTTCTAGTTTACCAACTGGAACGCAATTAGGAACCATCCGCCCACCTTTATCTTTCATGCCACGTTGTTCATATCCAGACCAACATGCTTTTGTTATGTTGTCCCATTTATCTTCTTCTTCGTTATCTGAGTAGTATGTCATATTATCTATTATATCAGGCTTTGGGGTGCAAAAGTCGTATGATTTCAAAAAGGTTCCACCTATCTTTTTTGGATAAAGCCTCTATCTCTGCTTTATTTAGTGCCTTTTCTGATAAAGTAATAATAGGCTCTTCGGCAAAAAAATCTATTTCTAAAAATCCTTTTTCCCATAATGCCATAACACAAGTATTTACGTCTGTTATATGCTCATTATATAAGTCTGGCATAAGGTTTTTAATTTTAGGGGTAAAGGAATACAGCAATTCACCAGTTTCTTCGTCAACGCCTACAGTTTCTAGCCCTCCATCAAGGATGAGTTTTTCAATTATTTCTTGTTCTTCGTTACTCATTATTTATAAACTCCAACAAAGACTGTTGAGTTTGTGCACCAACCATGCGCTTAATTTCTTTTTCATTTTTAAATAATATAAAAGTAGGAACTGACTTTATTTCAAACCTTTTAACAAGTAGTTGTTCATAATCAGCATCAATTATTTGAAATTGATAACCTTCTTTTTTTAATTCTTCAACAATTGGTCGTGTTTTTTTACAAGGACCGCACCAATCTGCTGTAAAATAAAAAATTGTTTTCATTTGCCAGACTTTGCTCTAGCCTTTTTTAATGCCTCAAAATCTTTTACTTTGGCATCTCCCATGTATCCCCAAGCATATCCATCGTTAATCATCTTATCATTAACAGAGACTGTATCTTTATTAATATAAAGCCAACCTAGAATACGACCAAACTTTTCAGATGAGTTCATTTTTTCAGTTTTAATTACAATAGATTTGGCATCCTTTAAATGCTTTTTTAAGTACTCCTTAGATTCAAGTCCAAGAGCCTTTTCAGCCTTATCTGTTGTGCGTGATTCTGGAGTATCAATACCAGCCAGACGTACACGAGATGAAAATAAAATATCAAACCCTAAATCAATAATTACATCAATAGTATCTCCATCAACAACATTCTTTACTTCTTTTACAAAATACTCATACATTATATTGCCCCAATCGCTCTATTCTCTACTAACTTTTCACGCTCATCAATAACTTCTAGCATAAAAGCCATCATTTTTTTATATGATTCTGGTTTATTCATTATTTTGTCATAATGATGGCTACAAAACATCAACTCTCCAGAGGCGCCTTTTACTTTAACTAACGCTTGGGCTAAACATTTATCACAACGATCTTTTGCATTTAAAACCCATTGCTTGGGTTTTACGCTTGGATGATCTTTTGTAATGTTGTTCATAGTTCTATTATACATCCAGTTACTTCTTTCTATTGTCGGTTGAGTAAAATCCACTACCGTTGAAAATTGCAGCAGGGGAACTCCAAAGTCTTTGCATAGATTGATTACAGCATACTGGATATCCTTCTTCATCAAATTTTTTTTCAAACTCAATTTGTGAAGAACAGATAGAGCACTTGTAATCATATCTTGGCATTAATTCTCCTATAGTTATCTTTAAGTATATCAAATAATAGGCAGTTTTACAACATGCCCAGGTTGTTTTTTTATTTAACTTTAATTACTTTAGGCTTTTTATCTTCAGGAACAACACGAACAATATTAATTGTAAGCATGCCATCCTTGAGTTCAGCACTAGATACTTCCATGTATTCACCAAGGGCAAATGTGCGAGTAAATTTACGAGCAGCAATTCCTTTATAAACAATTTCAGCATCTGTTATTTCTGCTATTTCACCTTTAATTATTAATGTTCCATTATCTACTGAAACATCAATATCTGTTTTTGAAAATCCAGCAACAGCCAAAGATAATTTATATGTATCTTCGTCTAGTTTTAAAATATCGTATGGCGGATATGCCTGACGAGTTGCTAGATTATGTACTGTACTTAAACGGTCCAATTCACGATTGAAACCAATAAAAAATGGATCCTTAAAAAGATCCAATGTAAACGAACTTACCATTTTTTCTCCTTTTCAGCGAGTTAGTTTTATGTATCCCCCGTAGGCAGATACAATCCTATTATACCAAATTTTTGGTACCCCCAAGGGGAATTGAACCCCTGTTACCACCGTGAAAGGGTGATGTCCTAACCACTAGACGATGAGGGCTGAGAGCGAATAGCGAGAATCGAACTCGCACATTAACCTTGGCAAGGTTACGCACTACCACTATGCAATATTCGCAACACTATTATGGAAGAACTTGAACAACCTTATCAGTTAAAGTTCCTTTTGTAGTCCATGTAGTAGCAACTGCAACTGCAGCAGAAGATGTTGTTTGTGGTATTAAACCAAAAACAGAAGAAGTATAATTAAATATACTTGAAGATGCAACATAGTCTGTATTTGCATCTAAAGCATTAACGCTTACAATTTGACCAGAATTATTTTTTTCTCCAGTGCTTACTGAAACCGTGTCAACAATACAGGCTGGATAATCAATTTTTGTTCCCATTTTATTACCAGTTGCAATAAATACTGGAATATTTTTAGATTTTAAACTTACAATTAATGTACGTATGGTTGCATCAGCACCTCTGACTCCACCATAAGAAGCAGTATTTGTAGGCGCTACAGAACACTCCCTGTTACCATTAAAAAATCCTGAAAAAGATACTGCAGAAACCTTTGTAGAATTTTTGTCTACCCAACGTAAAGCATCAATAAAGTTTCCAGCATTTACAGGAGAGTTTGGTCCAGCACTATACAATCCAATAATTTTAATATTTGAATTTTGTTTTTTAGCAACCTCTACCATTGCATTTCCATGATTGACTGGACTTAATAATGAAGCAGGAAGTGGAAGTTTTGCTGTATAAGAGCAAGCAGTATCTTGAGGTGTTACACAAGATACATTTCCACCAACCACTCTTGAATCAAAATATGAATCAATAATTACTAAAGATTTTTGTTCTGAAGCAAACGTTGGTTGAACTAAAACTAAACCAATTATTGCTACAAGCCCCACTGTTATTTTTTTCATTTTACCCCTTTATTAGTTGTTTTTTATTTTAATTACTACCTGGCAAGGGTCTCCGCCCTTTTCCCACTCTTGTGCTTCTTCATCACTCATGTAAGGATCTCCTTCATGAGTATTGCAGAACGGTTCTGTTACCCATCCCCGCTCAATTCCATTACTTAGCCAAATCTCAAACTCATCAAGATTTGATGACTCGTCTTGTAGATCTTTTAATATATCGTCAAAGTTTGTCATATATAAATTATACTCTTAAATGTTTACTACGTCAACTGGACCCATACATGATGGACTAAATTTTATTGCTGCACCTACCGCTCCAACAACTCTTTTACGGGGATCCTTAGATTTTTCTGTAGCATTTAAATATCCGTAAGCGTATTCTGCACCTGAACCCATTGCTAAATAGTCTAAATTATATTTAGATAAAGACATATCAATAGCATTATGCTCATATATTTGACCTTTAACACAAATAATAAGACCTAAATCACCTTCTTTGGTAGTATCTACCCACCAGTTATTATAAAAATCTCTGAGTTGTTTAATAAATTTAGTTTGCATAAACTTATCTAAATCTTTTATATCTGGAACATATGGATTAAAATTATAACGAATACGTTCACCGTCTAGCGCTCCAGCATACCCAATTAAATATGGACCAAGTTTCCAAACCTTTGGAGAAGTTAATGAAAGAATGGTATTATCGTCTGAGGCACCACGATCACCAGCCATATAAATTTTATTTTCATGACGGACTACAGCAAGAACAGTCATACAGAAATCCCCTCAGAGTTTACCCTTTAAGTATAGCAAATGATTATTGCTTAGTCAAACACCTTTATTTAATATTTTGACCACATGCTGAGCACGTTTTAGGCTTGGCAGGAGCCTTTTTAGCAGGAGCATTTTTAGCAGTACTGGCAGGAGTAGAGCCAAACTTAGGTCTACCAAACCCTACAATAGAAACCATAATACCTTTTTTATTTTTCTTAAAGGCACGAAGTTTTTTGCAAACCTCTCCACCATTACGCTGGCTACCTTTAGGATCTCCAGACGTATTACCTTCAATGCACCAAACTGTTCCGTCTTCGTTGTCTTTAACGACAATGGCTACGTGAGATATTCTGTCTACCCCGTCAGATGGGAAATCAAAATAGGCGATGTCTCCTGGCTCTGGATCTGCTAAGTCTCCATCAATCCATGATCCTGCTTTTTTAAATGCTTGTGCTCCACCTGGAGTGTAAACAGTATTAGGAATCTTTACTCCTGCTTCATTACCGCACCAGTTTACAAAAGAACCGCACCATGGTTGAAAGTCTGCCTTAGTAAATTTGCCATACTTAGTTTCATTATCTTTAGGACCTTCAATAGTTCCTATTTCTGCTTCAGCGACTTCAATAAGACGTGCTGCTGTTCCTTGTTCTGCCATTACTTTACCTTGCTTCCAAATTTAGCCCAAACTCTTTCATGTAAAAAGTATCCAAGTGCTTCCCATCCAATATAAATTAGGGCACCAAGACTTGCATATTCCCACTCACGAGTAAATAAATAAATAACTCCAGCCACACCTACAAGATGAAAAGTTTCCCAACTTGCTGTTTTTAGTAAAGTTTTTTTTGTAGAATCTTTAGCCATTATTTATTCCAGTCCGTATCTACTGGTTGTTCTTCTGGCATTGCTCCGTCTGGCTTAGAAAGTCTACGTGCTTTTGCTTCATCAATTTCTGATTCTAATTTTTTATCTGCCATTGTATTTTTGGCATCAACTTCTTTGTTTGCAATCTGTGCTGCCATAACATCTTTAGCACCAGATGATCCAATAAGAAGACCAGCAAGTGTTCCTGTAATAAATGTTGCTACGCTACCAAGAACATTAAAAAACATTTTATCGTTTTCTGATTGTCCTGTAATTGGTTGTGTAACAAATATAAGGGCATACATGATGCCTGTTGCAGTTATAAATAAAATTGATCCTAGTGTGATACCTAAGATAAACTTAAGTCTTGCATCTAACTCTTGAGGAGTTAGTCTTTGTTTAGCCATTTTGTGTTCCCTCCACCTTTGGTTGTTCTGCTAAATCTTCTGGACATGCCCCATTAGCAACACAAATTGGTGGTTTGCATTCTGTTGATTCCCAATTTTTTGGGTCTTGGCATGGATATCTATAGTGACCATCATATCCACAACCAGACAATCCTAGTGCTAGGATGCTTGATAGTAGGAGTATGCGTAGTTTTGACATACTCCCATTATACCAAACTTATTCGTCTTCTTTACGGATTCCTATGGTTGCAAACCATATGGCTACTGATGCTAGGGTTACATACCCAACCACCGTCTTTGCGCTACCCTCTAAAACCACCCATGCTACAAAGAAGCCAAGGAATGTAAAGTTTTCATTTAGGGCTGCCATACCCCATTGTTTTAACTTTTTCATTTTATCTCCTTCTTCTAGGTGCAGTAGCAACAACTAATTGACCAGCAATAATTGTTACAACTACAATATCTTCTGCTTTTTCACGTTCTGGAATAGACATATCAGCACCCATGCTAAGCAAGGCTTTGCCTAACTCACATTTTTGCTCTTCTGTCAAACCCTCAATTGCTTCATCTGGATTAAAACAAGTGGCAACTGCATCTAATAATGCTGCTGGACTTTCTAGTACAAGCAATGCCGAAGCCACTTCTGCAGTAATAACCACAGGATTACCGTTAGCATCTTCTCTTACCTCTACTGGTATTAATGGTGGAAGATCACGATATTCAAGTCCCGCCGCTTCTATGGCTCCTGTTTCAACTGGAGCACCTTCTGCCGATGTTACTAAAACATCTGCAACTAAATCTTTTTCTGCTAAAGTAAATTTGCCGTCTTCATTTAACGCTTCTGATAAGTTTACAACTTCTGCAGTTGTTATTTCTCCGTCTGCTGATAACATTTCTGTAATAAATTCTGCCTCCGCCTCTGTCAAACCACCCTCTGATAATGTTGATGAAACTTCTGCAGCAATTTCTTCAGATACTTCTCCACCATTAGCAATTGCCTCTAAAACTTCTGTAACCTCAGAAGCATCTAAACCACTATCTGAAACTAAATTACTAACTATATCTTGTACTTCTTCTACGGATAAGGTATCATTATCTTGTGCAATTTCTTCAAAAGAATCCTGACTTTCTTCAAGAATATTTTCTAGTTCATCGTTGGATGAAGATTCATCAGATTCAGGTGTATCCGTTTCAGGAGATTCAGTTTCTTCGGAAGGCACTTCTTCAGCAGGAGTTTCTTCCACTGGAGTTTCCTCTGCAGGAGTTTCTTCTATCTCTGTACTCTCCTCTTCAGTCGGAGTGGTCAAATCTGGTAAAGTTTGTTCAGGCGCATAAATAAAAGATGGTTGTGAGGGAGCCTCAATAATTTCTTCTTCTGGTGCGGGTATAGAAATAACAACCTCTGTATATTCACTTACAGGTCCAGACCAGTTAGCAACTCTAACAGTATAGGTAGCACCTTCTGTCAAACCAGTTAGTTCTATAGATTCTGGAGCGCCGTCTGTATTATAAGTGCCACCCTCATATGGATTTTCTGCATCTGGGTCATCTGTTATTACTTGATAGAACCAAGTGTTTGCTGTGTATCCTTCTGGTAACTCTGGTGCAATAACAACTGTTGTTCCTTCAATTACTGGCTCTAATAATGTTGGTGCTGGAGTAGGAATATTATTATTAATAGCAGTGATTAATTCAGTTGCATTGGTTGTCAATGTGGTTTGAAGAGTATTTTTTGTAGATACCGCTGAGTTTACGGTATTACTTAAAGATGTAGTGTTAATAGCATTTATTGCTGATGTGTTTATAGTATTTTGAGAAACTACTGGGGTAAGACTTGAATTTAATTGGACAATAGTTGCATTTGCTGCGTCAACTGCTGCTTGAACTGTTTCTGTATTTGGATCTACATACGGAGTAAATGCTGCACCTTGACTTATTTGTCCAGCAAAACCTGCTCCAACATTAGTATCTATAATTGGAATAAGTGCACCGTTGGTTGTTTCTCTCACATTAAATCTTGCTTGATCTGGTATAGGTCCTGTTGCAGTAACATCTGCAATCCATGCTCCATCGTTTGGATTAACATCAGCATTAAATCTTACCTGTACCATCTGTGTAGAGGCATCTTGTTGAGGAAATGGCCTTAAGTCCCAAGCAATATCTAGACTTGTTCCAGTAGTTGAATATGTAATTCCTGTTCCTGTACTCCAGGTTGTCCAGTCCCATCCAGCAATAGATACAGAAGGTGCTCCTGGAGTTGTATGATAAACCCATCCTTCATTTGTTCCAAATGTTATCGTTGCATTTGATCCAACAAATACATTATTATAAACAGTTCCACCCATTTGCATTCCGAACGGAAGATTCATTTGAACCCCAGCATCATCTACTCCAGCAAGAACATTTGTTGTGGTACCAATAGTTGCCTGTAAATTATTTACTGCTGTTTGGGCAGCATCAATGGCAAGGTTTGCTTGAGTTAGTTCATTTTGTGCTATTGTTTGTGCGGTTGCTGCTGCTGTTTTTGCTGCAACGGCTTCAGATACTTCAACCTGTGCGGTGGCTGTATCAATATTATTTATAGAGGTTTGGGCTGTGACAACAGTATCTTTAGCATCCTGAACTACTTGCGAACTTTGATCTATTGGTGTAGCAGATAAATTTATAGCATTAATTGATGCAGTGGCTGTGTCTACTAAGGCTACATTTGATTGTGCTATTGAGACTGTTGCGGTTAATGTTTCTACCGCTGCCTGAGCCTCTACCCTTTCAGCAACTGCTACTGCTATAGTGGCTGTGGCAGTATCCGTGGCTGCAATAGCCTGCTGAACCTCTGTAGTGGCTGTTGCAAGGGCTGTATTGACTGCCTGTTGAGCAGGGCTAACAACGACTTGTTCTTGATTTTCTGTAGCGTGAGCACGATCAGGAGCCATTATTCCAAAAATTGTTAAGCACAGTCCCACCCCAAAGGCTAATATTAGTCTTCGTTTGAGATTATTCAATTAAGTGGTAGTCTCCAATGTGTAATTATATTAGCAATTATACCATTTTTTACAATAAAAAAGAGGGTAGAAATTAATCTACCCTCAATTTTACAAGGAGTTTGTTATGCTTTTACTTTCTTTTGAATCTTAAGAACTAAATTCGTAAGAGTTGTAATTAAGGTTCTTAATTGTGCTACTGTTACCGCTAATGCAGCCACTGCAGCAAGTGCTTGTGAGGCTGAATCAGTAACTGTTGCAATTGTAGTAACTTTAACTTGTCCTGCTGTTGGAAGATCAGATCCACCAGTTGCAGAAACAGTTACAGTGCCAGCGCTTAGTGGCATGAAAACCTTATAAGTTTTTACACCATTTGCATCTGTTGTAACTGCTGTTGCAGTAATAGTATCACTTGATCCACCAAAGGAATAACTTGTAGTAATTCCACCAGCAGCAAGTAAGTTAGCATATGTCTTTCCAGATAGTACAGCACCTGTAGCATCAACTGCTGACAAGGTAATTGTTGCTTGCTCTCCTGCTACATAGTTTGCTTTATCAAAAGCCAACTTAATTGTAGCGACGGCAGCCTCAACACGAACTGTTGCTGTATCTGCAGAAATTGTGCCACTCTTTACAACTACACCTGCTGAACCAGTTTTTACACCAGTTAGCGAAAATAGTGCTGCACCATTTACAATGGAAGCAGTTGTTGCTGAGTTGCTAATTATTGTTAAATCACTTGAGGTAGCAGTTAATGTTCCTGCACCAACAATTACACCAGCAGCATCATATGCTACTGCAGAAATTGCATCTGCATTTGAACCTACTGCAATAGTTGGCTTCTTTACAGTTGTAACAACTTTAGCAATATCGCCATAAAATGTTACAGTTTCTGTTGCCAATAATACTCCAGATTGTGAAGTAAGTGTGATTGTTCCTACACCAGATGTTCCATCAGAAAATACTCCAATGTAACTACCTGCAGGAATAACCAATGATCTACCTAAACCAGTAATTGTTGCATGGTTTGTACCATGTCCCAACATACCAGCACCTGAGATGGTTGCTGTAACAGATTCTGAAGCAGAACCATTAGCAGCGTTCTTTTGAGTTAAAACAATAACTGCTGCAGCATCAGATGAGACTGTCTTTGAAGCATATACAGTAGCATCTGTTGTTGCTGAAATTGTTTCTCCAGCATTAAGAATAGATGTTGTATGTGCAGTTGATGCCTTAAGATCTGGTGCAGTTACAGTAACTGTCCAAGTCAATGCTGGAGATGTTACTGATCCAGAAGCGCTTGTTAATGTAGGAATAAATCTAATCACATATGTTCCAGCAACGCTAGGTACATAAAGTGATGATGTTAATTTTGCAGTAACATAGCCAGTTGTATTTGTCGCTGGCGAAATTGCTGCTGTTGTTGTGTCTGCTGATAGTGCCACTGTTGCGCTAGATGTTTCTGTAACAGCAAATCGTGGAACGCTAGCAGTAGATGGGGCAGACAATACTGCAGATATTACCGAAACGGTATCTCCAATACTTGTTCCCAAAAACGATACTGATACTACTGCTGTTGCAGTCTCACCAGGATTAATTGTATCTGCTACTGCATCAATGGTGACAACGTCAGCATAGACTGTAGCCTGTGTCGGAAGTGCCGACATCACGCCAAGCGTCAAGGCTGCAGCCAAGACTGTGGCAAGTTTCTTAAATGAATTCATTTTTCTCCTTGTTAGTTTATATTAAGTTTAATTTATCAAGAAAGTCCTTAACATCGTTAGGCATTTCTCGATTATCTAATTCTACCATATGTTGCTGTTTCTCCGCAAGTCGAGTTGCAGAACTCCATGTATGGACCTCAATTTCTGTATTATTATTTTTGGGGGTATGAGATATTGCCCCAAACACTGCTCCACAGACAGCATCTGCTAAGTCTTTGGATTTTTTACGAGGGTGATCTACCCTGTTACCCCTCATAATTTTTAATTCTGACATTTCTTCTAACAATAATGGAATCATAGGAATTGCCACTCGCTCTTCATAAATCATCATTGCTAAATCTTCGTAATGTTTTTTGGCAACTGAAACAGTTTCTGTTCTAATGCCAACAGCCTGTAATTCATTTTGAATATCAAAAGATTGCCAACGGTCAAAAGAAACCATTCCAAGATTAAAACCTTCTCTACGTAAATTAACTATCCATTGTTTTACTTCAGATAAGTTAACTGGACCTTCTGCTTTTGGTTCCCACCATACAACAGCATCAACAACAACTATGGGGGCTACTTGTTCATAGTCTTTAATAACTTGAATGTTAACCCATTTGTCAACATGTGCAATAGCAACAGCACACTTGTCATGTTTTTGTGCAAGGTCAGCATGGACATAATACATTTTTTCTGGATTTGGTTTAAAAGTTTCTTCAAACCTTTTAAAAGAGTCTATTGGATTTCTTGTGTTCATACATTTTTCTAACTTTTCTTTTTGTTTAAAGAAAGCATCTGAGGCATATGTTGGAACACAAGCAAAACGCATCATGGCATCGCCAAGATCTGTATAAAATGCTAGTTTAAAGTCATCTATTTTTCTTGTTGGATTTACTTCCCATGTTGGTCTTTTTAATGCTAATATTTTTGGAACTTTATAAGAAATAATTTGATCTTCTTCCCATGTAATTTCAAACTGATTGTTTGGATCATTATGTGGTAAGTCTTCATTCATAATAAAAGTATGTTTCTTTTCTATTGATTCTTTTTCCATAATTACATCTTCATACCGTTTTGAAATAAAGTCACCCTGATAACGAGGGAATGAAAGAAGAACAACCTTACCAAGATCTGGAAAACGAGAGTCTACCGATCCACGAAATGCTTTATAAATATTCTCTGCAGTTTTACCTTGTTCATTACCAGTTCCAACCTCAGAAGCAAATCCAGAAATTTCATCAAGTACTGCAAGCAACAAGTTTAAACCCTCATGAGATTCTCTTTCTGAATGTCCTGAGTAAACAGTAATTGATTTATCAAACTCAACGCTATCAGCCTTAGCATTATACTTACCTGCAAACCAAGGAGATTTTTCAATTTTTGTTTTAAAACCTTTAAAGAAAACGTTTTTAGCCTGTTGTGCGTTAATGGCAACGTTAATTAAATCTATCGCATCCCCGCTTGGTTTTCCGAAGTATCTTGCGGGGTCTTTGAGACAAAGTAACTTATAAACAATGTAAGCACAAGCAACAGTGGAAGTAAAATCTTTACCGCTACCTTTCCCCAACTGTAAGATGATTTCGTTTTTTGTATATTTGTCATAGTATCTAGCCCCTTCTACTAATCCATAAAGTTCTTGTAAATCTTCTCTCTTGTATATCTGACTCATTGCTTCTACTATGTCATACTGGACTGCTGACAGAGTTGGCTGACCAAGATAATCAGATGACTCAACAAATGTTTTAACATCTACTGGTTTTTCATCAAACTGATTCTCTTTTAATACATCTAAAAAATCATTAAACATCTTGGACAATTGTAATCACTTCGCCTTCTTTTGCAATTTGTGAAAGCCTATGCATAATTAAATCACGAACTTCTGGATGCGTAGAAGCAATTTCTCTAAGTATTTCAACAAGGACTTCTTGTCTTCTTTCAATTTGAACCATTTCTTCGGCAAGTTCTTTATTTTCTAACAAACCAGCCTTTTGAAGCATTTCAATTCTAGATTTTTCAATATCCATAACAAGTTTAATAGCCTGAGTCTTTGCACTAAGGTTATTTGTCATACTTGATTCATCAATAACTTCATAAGCCTTTGTAATAAGTTTGCTATAGTGTGTGTCTGCTCCAGCAAGTGCTTCTTTAGCCCGTGCACGAATTGCATCATTAGCAGATGCCATGACTTTCCACTCATTAATTAATGCAACAACACGAGTTCTAGGCATGTCTAGTTCTTTAGATATTTTTGTTGGGTCCTGCCCCTTTAAGTATTCTGTAACTACTTTGTTTACTTCATCTAAATGTTGAACTAATTCTATTTCAGTTGACATTGTATTTCCCTTCTAAACGATTAATTTCATCTTTAATATAAAAAATTGCTTTTTCTAAATCTTGGATTGTTTTTTGTTCATCTTTAAGTCCCGCTCTCCACAAATATTTAAAAGCATTTCCAATATTAAAATTGCGATGACGTGTAATCTGTATACACTCAACTCCACTAGGATCGGTTGTATAGTGTAACGGATGATTAACTTGATCAACCGTAATATTTAAATTATTGCTCATGGCTATCTCCTAATATAAAGGTTCCTACTATTGAAGATCTAGGACTTTCGTTTGTTAGTGAATGATCCATATTTGATTTAAATAAAAGGCAGTCGCCTGGCTCAAGAAAATATGAAGAAACATTTTGAGTTATCCTATCTCTTAAACTCCAGTTATTTGTACCTTGTAACTGTATAACAATTGTATTTTTATCATGATATTCATAGGGAACAAATTTATCTGCCAACGCAATTTTTAAAGACGTAAATTTTATTTTAATGTCAATTATTTTATTCATTGTATAAATTTTATTACTTATTGATTCTGGAATTAATTCTTTTTTACCAGTTGTATCAAAAAATAATGAGAAAAAAAATGTTGCATCAGATTCTATTAAAGGCCCATTCCAATCGGCAATTTGTTTAACAGCAATTAAATCTTTGTAAACAATTTCAAAATTATTTTTATTATTACTTAAAATATTTAAAGGTTTTTTAACTCGTATTTCTTTATTAAGAATATTTAAAATATCTTCCCAATCCAACAAATTGCCATATAAATTTTTTGCAAGATATGATCCATCTTGTTTCCACTTTTTTATAAAATCATTTTTTAAATTATCAAAATTATTCATCGCTTTGATTTCCTTAATCCAAATTTTGCAAGGTATACGTAGACTGTTTCTACGCTTGCGCCGCATTCTTTGGCAATGTCTTGTGGAGACTTTTTATCCATAAGATACCTCTTACGAAGCCAAGTTTCACTTGTATACAGTTTACCAGTCATAGTATTATTTGTCAACCTCTTTTGTATTAATATCATAATAAAATTTATCAGAATCTTCTAATATCCATTTATTTTGATTTTCAACATCCCACTTGTAATCATTAATTATTCTTTCAATAACATAATCTTTTTTTAGGGTAAAGGAAGGTTCATAAATACGAACTCTATTATTGGGCTGAACAGCAAAGTTGCCATCATCTCGCTGTATGACGTGTCCACATTTGTGCTCAGAAGGACTTTCTGAATACCCGTCATCTATAACATTTGTATCTGGATTGTGCCAGTCAAGAGTAAATAAATAAGTTCCATCATGTCTTGTTTTTGTTCTATCAATATATGACATTCTAAGGTTTGTTAAGTTTTCAAATTTAGTTACAGATATGTGATGACTAAAGGCGTTCCATAAAACTAAATTATGCAAGTCTACTTCAGGAACTCCAGGCTTTGTACAAAATGCACTAATTGGTAATCTCCACCATAATCCGCCATCCTCCATCATTATATGAAATAAAGGACTTCTACTTTTTATACTAGCAACACCAAATATAACGCATGGAAAATATTTGTCATGACTATCTAATTGATTCCTTAAGTAGTTTCCACGAACATAGCATTCAATTGGCGGGATATTAGCATTTAATTCTGGCATTATTCTGTTACCCCTATTGCTTTATTCCAATTATTAATAGCCCAATGGCCGATACCACAAGCGTCAGCAACGTCATTATCGTCAATACTTTTATCATAGTTGATTTCAATTAATTTTATTGTCCTTTCTTTTCTTATCTGCCGTTCAAATGTTTTATACCAAGATATTGATTTTCCAGGATTTTTTAATTTAATCTCTAATTGTTCTTCTTTAGTTAATTTTTTATTTCCTAAATAGTTTTGCCAAGTAATTGGGGCTACGGTTCCTATTTGTTTTGTTCCAGTCAATCCTGCCGCACCAAGCAGTGCACCTTGAACCAATGCAAGATCTGCAGCAGTTTTAGGACTATTCATAAAGACTGTGTGTTCAATTACTATTGCTTCAAATCCACCATAGTACTCAAAAAATGCTTTTGTTTTAGCACAGGCATCCATTACTTTTTCATAATTAGTATTACCTTCAAATTTTATTTTTCCAATAGTGCCAAGTTTTTTATTTTCAAATAATGCAAAAGCAAGACTGTTAGTGCTAGCATCAATGGCACATATTTTATTTGGCTCCACTATTGCACCCCACTTAGTCTTGTTCATAATCAAAAAATCCTTTTATTTCTTTTAACATCTTGTCAACACTTTTTTTACTTACATTACAATTTGAACAAAATCCAGAGTCATTGTAGATTGATAGGTCTACGTTACAACCACCATGGCATTTTCTTACTTTGCCAATTCTTTTTTGTCTACGAGTTATGTGGTAGCGTTGCACAATTTTATCTTTTGTTGCAATGTCTCTACACTCAATCCCGCAGTAAATTTGATAACTTACTTTGGGATTAAATGCTTTATCGCATCGATCACATAGTTTCACTTAATTCCTCAAGAGGTTTAATTTTTAAAACCCCTACTTCTGCCTCTGCACAGGCTTTTTGGATAGGGCAAACCTTACAGATTTTTGAGTTTGCTCTATATGTTTTTACTGGAATGTCTCTATCTGTCCAAGCCTTACGAACTTGTTTCATCCAGTCAAATGCATAGTTGGTCCAGTTACGATACTCATCATTAACTAGCACTGGTAAGGTTAATAATTCATGATTGTTTTTATTTTCATAAATTAAAACACCTTTATCTTTTTTTAATACTTTCATATACATTAGTAATTGCATAAGGTGTTTGCCTTTTGCTTTTCTATTTGCTTTTTTATATTCAAATCCATCGTTTGGCATTGTTTTAATTTCGCCAAGAATTGATTCACCCTTATAGTCAAGCATTACATCTCCATAGCCAAAGATAGGAGGATCATCTACCTTAACTGTAAACTCTAATGCTGGATGTTTTTGTTTGCCATATTTACGATCTGTTTCAAACTCCATGTTTTTATCTAAGATGTCTGCTTTAATCATTGCATCTTGAATTCGATCATGGCTTAACGTACCGCTTGTTCTATTTGCTACACCATATGGGTCAGCGTTATCATAAAATACTGCGCCATCAAAAGCAAGATACCAAAACCTTGCACACTCTCCAGCACCATAAGTAAGTGTTGATGGAGAAAAAGAATATTTTTTAGTAAATTTTGGTTTAATATCTGCTACATATCCTTGTTGAATAGCATTAACTAATCCTTCTGTATAGCCAATATCTTCATTATGTTTTGGTTCATCTGTTCTAATCATAATCTGTTTTAGTAAGTTTTTGCTCATTTTTTATCCTTTGTTTATATAAGTATAGCAGGTTATCGTATTATGTATTTGAGTGCTGACACTAAATTGTTGATTGATTCTGCTGCCGTGAAATATATGTTTTTCTTTGCTCTATCACTTTTATCTACATTAGCCATCCATGTTGCTTTAAATGACATTTTTGCTGCAATGGCTTGAAGTCTTACAATTTCAACAGTAGCAACATTAAATGGAACATCTGGTTTAATGATTAACTTAGCAATCATTGTTAAAGCAGTTGTTAACTCTTCGTCATTCATATAGTCAGCAATTTCAGTCAAACCATTGACCATATCTATGGTTGTTCCTGTTTGTTTAATTTGCTCTATCACTTTATTTATCCTCCGTTAGTTGTTCTAAAAGATCCATTTCAATTATAGCAAGTCTTACCTTTGTATTTCCTTCTCCAAGCACTACTACAATTGCTGGAGATTTATCAATTCCTGATTTTATGGAATCAGTAACAGCCTTAGCCCATACATCTTTGTTTAATGTAAAAGATTTTCCAACTTCTTTAAAGTCAACTATAAAATTTCTCCAAGTTGCATCTCCTTTTTTATTATTACGACCAGAATTTTTGTGTTGCTTAGCCCCAATTCTTTTGGACTCGCTTCTCTCACTCATTTGTAAAGTCTCTTTTCTTTCTTTTTGGTGGAATTAATCCAACTGTAGATATGTGTTTTTGAGAACACATCCAAGTTGCATCACCTGTTTCTTTCCAATACCTTAAAGAACCAACAATTTCTTGGCAAGTTTTACAAGGAAATTTGCCTGGATATACTGTAAACTCTTTAGACATTACTCAACTTATCTTTTAGTTGTTGTTGTAAATTTAAATCTTCTTTTATCCTATTAATAATTCCATCTCTTCCTTGTACTTTTGTGCCATCTTCTAACTGATACCATGCGCCAGTTCTGTTTAATAAACCAATAGATTCTGCAGTATCAACAAGATCACCAACAGCATCAATACCAATGTTGTTTCCACGGAAATAAAAATCATACTCACCAGACTGAAAACCTGGGGATGTTTTAGAAAATTGTAATTCCCATCTAATCTTTCTTCCAATTTTTTCTTCAATCAGTTTATCTCCAACTTTAATTTTACCTTTGATAGCCTGATTGTCAGACTCAGAAGAAAACAACTTTATAACACAAGATGAATAAAACTTGGTAGCCTGTCCACCAGAAGGTTGCTGGCTTGTATACATAGCGCTAATGTTGTTTCTTGATTGAGAAATAAGAACAAGAAGTGTTGGCTTTACCTTGTTATTAGCATAGTTAAGCATTTTCCAAGCATTACTAAAGTCTCTAGACTCTGCACCAATTTGTTTTGTATTCTCAAGTGCTTTCATTTCATCTGTATCTTTTTCAAAATATATAGCAGGAAGCATAGAAGTAATAGAGTCAATGACTATTAAGTCAACTCCAGCATTTATAAGCCCAACGCCAACATCTACCATGTCGCTAATAGTTCTTGCTTGAGAATAAATTAACTTTGTTGGGTCTACCCCCAGTTGTCGTGCCCAATCTTCAGAGTAAGACATCTCAGAATCAATCCATGCACAAACCTTACCTTCTGCTTGTGCTAAAGCAATCATTTGTAAACACATAGAGGACTTAGCAGATGACTTGCTTCCCCATATAAGCACCTGTCTACCGTATGGTAGTCCACCGCCTAGGGCACGGTTTAATCCAAAACTTGGTGTTGGCTGATACTCAAAACTAATACCTTCGCCAGTTCCAAGTCGTTTTCTAAGTCTTGGATCTAACTGAGATAATACATCTTCTATACTAACTGACATTTACATCCTCCATTATAACGGTTCCATCTTTGGTTTTACCAAAACTAAATTTATACGATTTACCTTCTTCAATATGCATATATGCTTTAGGAAATGCAGTAGGAAATACTGTAACAGAGTGTAAATCTCTAGCCGTATCTGCCAAAGTTAAAGAAGCCATTTTTTTCCCAGCCTTTGTAACTCTTGGTTTAAAAGAAACAACAAACATTTCTTCTTCGCTATATGGTAATTGTTTGTAACCTAAAAACTTAACAAGTGCATTTGAAGATTCTTTTATTTCATCAACAGGAATTGCAGATACAATCCTATTGTCATTAGCAAGAACCAAGTAAGTGCGACCCGTCTCAATAGTCGTTCCCTCTTCATCAAATATACCAACACTCCCAGTTTTGTCCAAAATTTCAACTCGTGACCATCCCTTTCCTCGTTTAATTGTTTTAACCATACCCATTAAAATGTATGATCCTTTTTCTTCAAATAAATCAATGTCTTGAATAAATGCATAATAGTGCGAAGGAATTGTTATGTTAAACTCTGGAAGGTTTAAATATTCATAAATATTTTCTTTAATCTCACTATCATTTCTAGGATTATCTGAAAAGGTTGCTGCACCAATAACTCTAAGAGCATTAAGCGCTCTACTGTTTACGCCATTACCTTTTGTAAAAGTAAACTCTTCAAGTTCTTTGTATGATTTAAATGGACGAGCAGCAATATATTTAGCAGCGATATTATTAGAGATAAATTTAATTCCTGTTAAACCAAACCTTATACCTTTACCTTCAATTTTAAAGTCAAGATCAGAGTCATTGATGTGTGGAAGTTTAATAGATATTCCCATACGTTTTGCTTCAATAAGATATTCTGTTCTACCGTCTTTATCCTTCTCATTTTTAAGAAGGGCAAACATAAACTCAAGTGGATAATAATACTTTAGCCACGCCGTCCAATACGAGAGCGTAGAATAAGCAACCGCATGAGATTTGTTGAACGAGTATCCCGCATGCGCCTCAAAGTCATGCCATAGATCACGAGCCTGATTGGGAGCAATATAGGCAGAAGCGCCAGCAATAAAACGTTCTTTATAAATATCGAACTCTTTTGCATCTTTCTTCTTTCCAATAATTTTACGTACCTTGTCAGCATCAGACATTGACATTCCACCTAAGTGAACACAAGCCTGCATAACCTGCTCTTGATACAGGATACACCCATATGTATCATCTGTAAATTCTTTCATAATTTGGTGGGTATAGGAAACATTTTGCTTACCATGCTTACGAGCAATATAGTCTTTACCAATGGTATTCATAGCACCTGGACGAACTAAAGCATTTGATGCTGCTAACTCATTAAAGTTCTTTACTCCCATTTTTACTAGGAGGTTTGTATATGGTGTTGCTTCACACTGGAATACACCTTTTGTATACCCGTCTGAAAGCATCTCATATACTTTTGGATCTGCCATATCAATTGATAAAAGATCAATGTCTTTGTAGTGATTTTGCTTAATCATGCTAATAGCATCTTTTACTACGCTTAAAGTTTTAAGACCTAATGCATCAATTTTAATAAGACCAATCTTTTCAGCCTCTTCCATATCAACACCAACCACAGGAATGCGATCATCGGATCCAGGAGAAGAGCGAGTTTCCAATGGCGCATACCTAAATATTGGATCCTTACTAGTAACCACACCAGCAGCATGAATGCCAGTACCCCTAATACGACCACGTAATTGTTCTCCATAAATCTCCACTTCTGGATATTTTTCTCTAAACCATAGTGTAGTTTTAGAGGTGCAATATTCATCCCAAGTATCTACTAACTTTAATACCTTGTTCACATCTGTTAATGGTATATCTAAAACTCTTGCAACATCTCGCACAACGCCTTTATCTTTAAACTCAAGGAATGTGGCAATAGACGCTACGTGTCTATATTGTCTAACTAAATAATCTTTTACTTCATCACGACGAGTATCTTGAATATCTGTATCAATATCAGGAAAGTCATTACGCTCTGGATTAATAAAACGAAAAAACAAAAGTCCATGCTCTAATGGATCTATATCTGTAATGCCAAGCATATAGCAAACCAAAGAGCCAGCAGAAGATCCACGACCAGGACCAACTAAGATTCCTTCTTTCTTAGCCCAATTAATCATACTTTGAACTACAAGAAAGTATGGAGCAAATTTTTTATCTTTAATAATTTCAAGTTCTTCGTCTAATCTTAACTCATAGGAATCATTTCCTACCCAAGAAGATGTTAGTCTTTTATTTTCTAGTGCTTGCCATGCCAAATCTCTTAATTGTTTATCTGGATTCTTATACTGAACTGGAAGCAGGTTTAGTCCATCTTTAATGTCATAGTCTTCTACTGTATCTGCCAATAACAATGTGTTTGAATAGATGTCTGGTCGATCAATACCCTGCAACTCCATTGCTGCTTTAATTTCTTCATAAGACAATAGGTGGATATCAAACTTATTAAATGTTATCTGGCGGTCTTGTCCGTATAGATAGTCAAGTCTTTCCATCATGTCTGTTTTCTTTTTAGATTTTTCATACGTTGCTTCTTTGTTTACTTTCCCATGTGTATTTAAAATTAATTTAAATTCTTGTATTTCTTTTTGCAATGTATCTGAATGATGACAGTCTGGTGTAACAACAACCTTTATATCAAACTCATCAGCAAGTTCAATAAGATATTTATTTATTTCTGGTGTATTGTGTGGCATAACCTCAATGTAATAATCGCTACCAAAATTATCTTTAAACCAATTAATATTCTTTTTAGCAATTGCAAACTCTTGCTCTTCTAATGCTTTAACAATAACGCTACTAGGACAAGCAGACGTTACGATAATTCCTTCTTTATACTTTTTAAGAATCTCAAAGTCAAACCTTGGTTTCTTAAAAAACCCATCTGTCCATGCAATTTCACTAATTTTGTTAAGGTTTTCCAAACCCTTTTGGTTCTTGGCTAGAAGGACAATGTGGTTATAGACAAGATCTTGTTGACCTTCCCTTTCAGACTTATCCCTTTTATCAGATATATCTGCACACATGTATCCTTCTAAACCAAGGATTGGCTTAATACCCTTTTCTTTTGCAGCACGATACAACTCTCTGTGACCAGAAAGTGTACCGTGATCTGTAATTGCAAGAGCGTTCATACCCAACTTGCTAGCACGGTCTACATACTCTTGTGGAGTTGCTATGCCGTCAAATAGGGAGTAGTGAGTATGAACATGTAAGCCTACATAGTTCATCTATTACCAGTCTACGTTGGTAGCAGATGAAGTTGTTGGACCGTCAAAGCCTAAGTAGAATGCTTCTTGTTCAGCATAAGGAATTTTCTTTAATGCTAACTCAAGAGGATAAGGCTTAAATGCTGACCAGTCAAATGGTTCTGTATCTGGTGCACCTGGAATGGTTGTGTAACTTGTTTCAGTACCCTGACCATTTCGTTTTACTTTCCAGACTACGTTTGAGATGCTACCTGTTTCAAGTGCATACTCACGAATTGTATTAAATGCTGATTGCTTGCTAACACCCATTGACCAAATAGCCACATACGGTGCTTCAATGCCATCGTCGACTAAAACATTGCAATAGAAACGAAGACGTGCTCTCCAGCCAGCCTTTGGATCTTTACGGTGCATTTCTTCTGCCCAGTCACGACCTTCTGATTCCATTGTATCTACAGCCTTACGCTTGTAGTCTTTTGGATTTGTATGTTCTTTAACAACTAGAGCAAGACCACGTTCTGCATTGTAGTTTGCAGAGTCTTCATCTAGTTCTTCAACGAAACGAATTTTTACTGCTTGTCCATCGGCAATTTTTAACCATCTTACCTTTGGAGAGTTTTCATCATATTTTGGCTTGTCGAGCAGGGCATTTATATTTTTGAGTCCCTTTACTACGCTCATATATTCTCCTTTGTTTGTTATATTAGTTTAACATAGTTGATATAGATTTGTCAAATTGAAACTCTATGCTTCGAATTGCCTCATCATCCATATCTCCTATGTCTTTATATTTTTTATCTATTTTTATTACGGTCACTAATGAGCCAAGTTTTTCAATTAACTTATCTCTCATTATTGAGCCAGCCTCATCATTGTCTGCAACAAGAACAACATTGTTGAAGTATTTTGCTAACAGTTTAATCTGTGATGCAGATACGTTAGCCCCCAGAGTTGCCACTGCTGGGAATCCTACTTGGTCTAATCTTATAGCATCAAAAGATGATTCAACTACATACACAGTGCTAGATGCTTTAATTCTGTGTAGGTTAAATAATATTTTACCTTTTGGAAGTCCTGGAGTATTCTTAAACTCTTTACCTTCTACAGATCTACCAACAAAGCCAAGTGTTAACCCATCTGGAGAGTGAACTGGTATTGTTAACATATCTTGTTTTTCTGAATAGCCAAGTCCAAATTTTTTAATTGAATCTTCTGTTATATATCTTCCAGCATAATATCTCATTGCTCTTGGTGACTCAAGGGCTTGATTGTTTAATCGTTTAATTAATACTTCGTCATATTGAACAAAGTCTGGTGGAGCATACATAGCCTTATTAATTACACTCTCAATGTTAGTCTCTGTTTGTTTGCTTTTTATATACCTTGCTGCTTCAAAATAAGTTCTACCAGTTACAAACATTACAAATTCTTCAAGGTTTTTTGTGGTTTGACATCCAAAACAAAAAAACAATCCACTATCTTTTGCAATTTCAGCAGCGGGAGTCCTAGTGTTATTATGATATGGGCAATAGATTATGTAGTCATTACCAAACTCTGCTTCAACGTCAATACCTGCGCCATTAAGCACTCTTTTTATTTGTTCTTTACTGTAAATATTATTTACCATCTTCGTAATCCTTATATCTGTAATAACCTTTGTCAAAATCTACTTGTACTAAAAAGTCTCCCATAAAACCGTTACGATTTTTTCTAAATACACATTCAATAATATCACTATTTGTAGCACGACCTAATGCCATAACCCAGTCAGCATCATAAGCAATTTGTCTAGACCATGCAGTTTGACCAAGTGTTGGTGCACTGCTTAAATCTTTTACATCATCAGGGGTGGCAGATGAAATAGCAATAATAGGAACCTCTTCGCTAATAGCCATAAGTTTAAGTTCTCTTGAAAGGTTTTTCATACGTACCGTCTCATTTTCAGACTTTTGATTAGGTGACATAAGTTGTAAATAATCTACAATAACAAAGTCTGGCTTGTATTGATCAATTTTTCCACGCACAACGGATGGGTTTACTTCTCCACCATTATCATTTGATATGATGTGAAACTCTGGTTTGCCCTCTACTTTATTTTTGTGCCAATTTTTTAACATATCAATTTCAATTTCGCCATTGCTAAGTTTACGGTGAGACCAAAGACCTTCCCCCATAATAGCAAACACACGATTACGAACTTCTGTTTCAGACATTTCTAAAGAAATAACCAAAGGAGACTTTCCCTGTTTCCATGCTTGCACTGCAAAATAAAGTGCTAACCATGATTTGCCAATTCCTGGATAAGCCAAAAACACACCAAGTTGTCCTGGCATAATTCCAGAAGGTAGGTAGTTATCAAATCCTGGCAAACCTGTTTTAATTCCAATCTGACCAGTTTCTTTTTGCTCTTTAATCTTTTCAAAATATGCAACGGCAGATTCTAAATCTGTTGCATCAATATCACGTATAGCAGATGTATTCTTTTTTAGTTCAGATGTTTTTGTAATAAGACCATTAAGGGCTTCTGTTCCATTGCCAGTTTGAACTTCTCCTGCTGCAGATCTTAAAATATCTTTTAGGCTATCGTTTAAATATTCAGTCTGTAATTCTTCAAGATGGTGTTTGGTTGCACCAACATTTTCTACTGGCTGAAAGTCTCTAAATTTTTCTACAACTAAAGAGGTTGGTGGAACGGTACTGTTATTTTCAAAATATAATCTTATAAAATTCCAAACATCATTGTGTGTCCTAAGAAGATTTTCAACATTAGCCTGTAGAAGCACGTGCATTTGTTTGTCTTGTAATAATGCTGAGATAACTCTTGCTTCTGTATTATTCACTGAGCCACCTCCTTGCTAACTTTCTTCGCTCTATTCGTTCTAATGTATCTTTTTCAAAATCTAGTTTACCGTTAATAATCTTTTCTGCATTATATGCAAAGTAGTTCCAATTTGGTTCTTGTGCAATACTAAAATAATATTCAAGCAAATCATAACAAGCAGAAATACCATAGGACTCTACTAAAGCATCAGCAGACCATTGCTCTACGTTTAAATTTAAAGATGGCTTTTGCTCATACTTTGCTGTATGTAACTTGCTGTACCTACTAAGCAAAGCCATGCGGTCTTTGCGTTCAGCCATTAGTCTTTGCTGTCAGCCTCTAATTGTGCCTCTTGAATTTTTTCAGTTAGTTTGTCTTCAACAAACTTATAAACTCTATTAAAAGCCTGATCTGAGTTTTCACCATCACGCTTAGAATCAACAACACCTAAATCAATTCTTAAAGACTGGAAATTGCCCAGATTAAGTGTATATCCTAGAGTTACTGATACTTTTGTATTATCGTTTTCCATACCCCACCTTTTCTCTATTTTAAATGTTTTCAGACCAGATTGGAATATACCTTCCGTCATCTGTCTTTGTATATGTAAGTATACCTTTTCCCATTCGTCGTGTCAACTCTTGGTTCGTAGGCGTCATATTATTTGTTATTAACCCATCTTTTCTTGGTTGCCCCATATGTATAGATGCCAGTATATCACGAATCACCTTAACTGCGCTTTCTGAATAGTATGATCTTATTTGCCATCCAGTCCTTCCATTAATGGTAGATCCTACTGGTGGCGGAATAACTCCTTTTTTAATTAATGTTGGCATATACTTTCTATGACGATTAATTAATCTAGCAGTCTCAGCAACCGTATAAGCCTTTTCTCTATTTTTTCTAAAATCAGTTCTTAGGCAAGTTTCAACTCTATCTTTATTAATGTTGTATACAGACACCAAACCAGTAGATCTTGAACTATGGTAAAGCCTTACAAGGTCTCCATTAAGAAACCAAATTTTCTTACTTCCCTTTATTATAGATTCGTTATTGTAAGTTTGGCTCTCGATAATTCCTTTGCCAGTAACCATCTGCCCTCTCCGCTTTCAGTTGGTGGATGATAAAATCTTCTTGATCCACACCGAATACAATACGTTTCCATATGCTGTACGCTTGTATATTGTCTATCAATAAACAAACGACCATTACATTTATTACAAAAAATCATTATGCTGCTATCTTTTAGTTTGGTATGCCAACGGCAATTAAGTTAACAGCCAGAGATAAGTTGCCAGATGCTCCAAACCTTACAAACCCATCTACCTTTGATGTTGTTACTGTTTGTAATACAACTGTTACGTTTTGACCAGCCTCAGTATTTCCTATGTTTCTTGCTGTGGCTGTAACGATAGGTGGAAACTTAAAAT